CAAGCCGCAACGGTAAGGCTCAGCCACACCTGAACGGTAAAGCTCAGCCAAGCCGCAACGGTAAGGCTCAGCCACACCTGAACGGTAAGGCTCAGCCAAGCCGCAACGGTAAGGCTCAGCCAAGCCGCAACGGTAAGGCTCAGCCACACCTGAATGGTAAGGCTCAGCCAAGCCGCAACGGTTTAATTTATAAACCCTACCTCGTAACTTACACCGACACGTGCAATCGCATTGTCGCTAACACCTACTGCGCAGCAGTAAGGCTCAGTGACAGCTGCAATCGCACTTTTCCGGCATACCTTACCGTACACCCCTATTTACAAACATTAGGGGCGCAGGCGCGGCCGCCAGGCGCCCCCGCGGGTGACGCTAAGTGGTGGTAGGGGAGGGGGTTTGTGGGTAAGTGGGTGTGGGAGTTTGTGTAAAAAAGAGTCTTAAGAACCCGAGGTTCCCAAGTCCCAAAATTTTTGGGAGTTTGTGTAAAAAAGAGTCTTAAGAACCCGAGGTTCGCGAGTTCCAAACTTTTTACAATAAGTATGAGTAAATTTACGTAAAGACACGCGGGCAAGATTCCGCAGCAGCATGTTATGTTTTGTGTGCCCCAGCGACGTTAGAGCGTCCTGAGGCGTGATCAACCCAAACGGACTGAGCTGATGACGAATACTGTACCTGCTAAGCAGGATGGGCAAGAGCTGCTTGACTTTACTGATGTACTACGTTACGAGCCTGATACGGGCAACTTCTTCTGGCTTGTGGACAGGCCACGTAGGACCAAGGCGGGGGACCAGGCAGGTTACTTAAACAACAAAGGCTACGTAGAAATACGGTTTAATTATAAAACATATCAAGCACATAGAATTGCATGGTATTTACATACAGGCCAAGACCCTAAGGGATTCCATATTGACCATATAAACAATGACGGAGCAGATAACCGTTTCTGTAATTTACGACTAGCTACCCCGCAACAGAATGCTTGTAATACTAGAAAACGCGTCGGTACGGTTTCAGCGTACAAAGGTGTATCTTGGTATAGAGCAAAACAGAAATGGATAGCCCAGATAAGAGTAAATAATAAGGCTACGCATCTAGGTTACTACGCTGATGAGTACGAAGCCCACGTAGCTTACTGCAGAGCGGCTCGTAAATACCACGGCGAATTTGCAAACTTTGGATAAACACAGGGGCGCTGAGGCGCCCTTTTCTGTAATTTACTGGCGCCGCATTAGGCATAGGCGGCCTCGATCTGCTCACCGCAGTGGGAGCAGTAGAGGTTGGTGTCTTCCCAGTTGACATCGATAGCAATGACAGTCCAGCCGTCGGTGCCAGTGCTGAGCTGATCAGCTAGGCGTAGGGATTTGGATTGCGTGGTCATTAGTTGCTAAGGGGTAAGGGGAGCGGGATAAGGCTTAGCGGCGGGGCGGTCTGCCTAGGCAGCGCTGCAGCTTACGTTCCAGCGCCTTCATGCGGAGGGTGAGCAGGATCTGGCTGATGCAGAACATGGCGCAAGCCACGCTGAGTGCAGTAATGGGTGAGGACATGGGGTGTAGTGCGGCCTAGCGGGTGAGACTCATGAGACTGGACTTGAGACAGCAATGCTTAGCTGCTTAGGGATGGGTTGGCGTAGCGGAAGAAGCTCTCTGCGGTTTCGTCGAGGGGGTCGACCGGGGAGAGGAGGTCTTCGCAGTTGTCCGCACCACGACTAAGCAGGGTGGGGTAGGGCTGTGTGGCTGTCTCATTAGCTGTCTCATGAGTCTCACCTGGGAGGCTCACGCCCAACTCGTTACTTAGCCATTGCTGCACAGACTTAGGGGCGGTGCGGCCTAGGCGGGTAAGCACGTCGCGCATGAGTGCGAGCGCGATGTGGAGTGGCGTAATTGGTGCAGTCATTGGCGGAACAACTTAGGGTCTGCGGAGTTGTGGTGCTGGTGTGCCTAGGGAGTGGGATAGCGAGGAGCGGGAACCATGGAATCCCAAGATTGCATCGATAATTAAGACTATTGATCTACATAATGTGTACTACTTAAGTGGTGGCGGTGAACGCCACCTACTTATGGCGCAGATGCTACGGGAGTATATGTACGAATTAAAGGAGTGGCTAAGCGAGGCCAGTTAGACGGTCCACGGTTGCGCGGTCCAGGTCTACAGCTTCGAGGACGGTGAGGGTGTTGTCGAGTTCATCGGCCGCGTAGACGTAGGTGTTGTCGAACCAGCCAAGGGTGCGGTAGAGGGGGCCGCGTGGGTTCTCTTGGCGGCTAAGCGTGGCGTGGATTGACCATTCGCTGGGAGCGATGTCTTTGAGGTAGGTGGTGCGTGCCACGTCCTGAGCCTCTTCAGGCGAGCTGGCTAAGACGAGGCACTCGCTAAGTAGTTCGACGGCGTAGAGGCGAAGGTTAAGCGGTGTGGACATTGGGGTAAGTACGAAAGTGGTAGGGCTTAATGGTGTGATTTAGCGGCTGCGCACCTTAACGCTTTAGCGCCAGCGCCCAGCGGGGTGCGCGGGTGGTGCTGCCTAGGTCAGCTTGGGCGGCGTGGCTTAGGTGCTTCACCACGATGCCGTCGGTGGGCCAGGAGCGGAACGTACCACCGCTTAGCCAGGCCGTGTGGAGCTGCTCGACCTCGGCCTGCTTAGTGCAGAGGAGGGTGTCGGGCACCTGGAAGGAAAGGCGGCTGAGTAGGTCGATGGTGGAGGTCTCGTCGGAGCGGGGGGTGTGGCTAAGGGGCGCGGTGTAAGCGCTGAAGTGGAGGCCGGTGCCGCTGAGCTGCTTCTTCCTTAGGGCGGCGGCGGGGGTGGATTGTTTGTGGTCGTCGGACCAGAGCTCGCCGGTCACGTCGAAGACGCCGCTGAGTGCTGTGGCGACACCGCTGAGGCGCTTGGGGATGTCGCTGATGAGGAGAGCCAGGGCCAGAGCACACTTACCGCTGCGGGTCCAGGCGGCTGTGAGGATGCCGTCTTCGTAGCGGAGGGCAAGGGCGATGCCATCGATCTTGGGCTGGACTACGACGCCCACGGGCTTGGTGGCGTCCCACCAGTCACCTAGGTCGGAGCAGTCGAGACTTAGGAGGGCGGTGCCGCCGCCTGGTTGCTGGAGTTCGGGGGCGTGGGGGGCCACGCTGCGGAGCTGCGCGATGAGGGTGTCAAAGGCCTCGTCGCTCATCAGGGGCGTCCCAGCGCGGTAGGCAGCGTCGGCCTGGCGGACTTGGTTGCGGAGCGATTCGACCGAAGCGGTAGGCACAAGTGGTAAGGGGGTAAGGGGGTAAGCGGCGCTGGGGGGCGTTGCTTGAGATCAATGTAGCACTAGGTGGCGCGGCTGCGCAAGCGGGCGGCGCCGCGACTTAGCCCATCGCATCCCTTAGGGCCTGGGTTAGGAGCGTGGGCAGTAGGCGGTCTGACGTGGCCTTGGTGCGGCCGTAGAAGTCGAAGATGGTGGGTACGGTGGGTTCCTTGGTGGTGAGGCGGAAGAGTAAGTCGAGTTTTCTGTTCTTGACTTGGTAGATGCCGTTGGACAGGTGGTTGGCGCGTCTGGAGGGCTTGCGGCGGTCGGGGACAGAGAAATAACGCGGGGCGTTTTTGCCGGAGCCCATACCGGTGTCGCTTTTGAGGGCAGTTAGCACTTGCTGGTACTGTCCGCGGGACATGTTTCCCTGGATGAGCCGTACCCCACGGCCTTTTAGGAAAGGGATGGCGTACATCGAAGGGTCGATGATGCCGTTCTTGCGTAGGGCGCGTGTGAAGCGGGTGATGTACGCAGGCTTACCGCCGGTGCCGTCCTCGGTGCTGACTGGATAGAGGTAACGCGCAGGATCCTGACCATCGGGACCGTCAGTGCTGATGCTTATACGCAGCTCTAGGCCGTCTGCGGCGTAGCGAGGGGAGCGCAGGGTGAACTGCACTGGATTAGCGAACTGCTCGCCCATGTACTGGGCAAGGTCTTTGCGCAGCTCGAAGCCCAGCTTCTGCATGCTGCGCTTGCCGGCGTAGGGCAGCTGCACCGACTGCAGCGCCGTGACGTAGCCGATAAGTTGGTCGGCCTGGAAGGTGATGGACTGGTTGGCCATAAGGTGCGCAGCTAAGTGCTGGTGCTTAGGTGCTTAGCCCTGCCGCAAGCTTATCGAAGTACTGTTCGCAGCGTTCTAGATAGCGGTATTCGGCGCCACGCAGTTCAAGCTCACTCAAGGGTCTTAGGTCTACGGGACCTGCGCGGCGGGCGATGACGATGTAGGCAGCTTTAGCTTGTATACCAGTAAGGTGCTTAAGTCCGAGACTATAGGCACCTAACTGATCTGTGTAATCAACCAGCATAGCTTCGCTGCGTCGATTGAAGGATGATTTCCAGTCGACCAAGGTTGGGCCTACGCCTTGTACGTCTAATAGAGCATCACAAGTACCGGCAAAGCCTGCAGGGTGGTGAATACTGAACTCGATGGCGTGGATGGCTGTGACGTTCTCCTCAATCCACGCAAGGAGGGACCGCTTATACCCATTAGCGCTGAAGCCTACCTTCGGTGCATTAGGAAGAACGCGCTTGAGGGCCCAGCGGGTGAGGGGAGCTGGGGCACGCAACAAGCCGTCAGGCTTCTCATAGATAGAGCCTTTCTTCTTAGCGGTTTGATCAGCAAGCTTCTTAGCAGCCCGGAGCACGTACTCAGCAGAGTTGTGCATGCGTGTGCCGCGTTCGGCTGCCGTGTCGCGTTCCACGGCAGCACGCTCTTCGCCAAGGCGAGCTACCCAGGCTTCGAGGGCGGTTTTGCTGTCGCTGGTTTCTTTGAGGATGCGGGTGACGCTGTGGTAAATCTCACCGGCGCTGTCGCGGTAAATGCGCCCATTGGGGTCGGTCTCGTCGTCCCTTTCGAGCTGGGAGCGCTTAAGAGCGGCAAGGCGTTCGTTGGGCGTGAGCACTAAGTGGGCGCGGGTAAGGGGAGCAGCGGATGGAGCGATAAAGAAAAAGCCCCCTAAGTGTGGGGGCTTGGCAGCTTATGTGAAACGGCTTGCCCACTCGCCACAGCCTTGAGAGCCGTGAACGACAGGCCAGAGGGTTCTGTAATTGGTGCCCTCTGGGAATGGGCCGCAAGTGGGAGCGTGGCGATGACACTCCCCCAAGGTGAAGGGAGGATCAAGGGATTGGTCCTCGAAGTGCCAGCCCCAGCGGCAAGTGCCGCAGATCTGGTGCTCCTTCATGTCAAGCCTTGTCTTCCTTGAAGGGATTACCGCCTACGAGGAGGCGCTCCAGGGCAAAGCCGGCAGCCTTGGCCTCTTCCCACTTAGCAGCAATGTTGGCGTCGGCGCCTTTCTTGCGGGGGACGGGGAGCAGCTTGTACTCGGTGTTGAGGCCGCTGCCTTCCTTACCCAGCGTGAAGTCCGTTGCGGTGAGGTCTTCGTAATCCTCGGTCTGGCTGATCGAGTCAAGTTCGCGGATGATCGACTTCTGGGTCAGGTTGAACACCTGGACCTCGTCCGCCTCGTAGTTGTAGACGGGCAGGGCGATGGCGAACTTAATGGCTTCAGGGCCGGTGCCTTCGCGGTTCTGGCGGCGGGTGAAGTCGCCGAGCTCGAGGGCGATGTCGTCGGGGGTGGGCTCTTGGGCGAAGCGGAAGGGCTTGGCCTTGCCGTCCGGGCCCTCAGCCCAGAGTTCGTAGTACTCGACCGGCTCGTCGCTCAGCAGGGCGAAACGGACGGAGGAGCCAGCAGCGATTTTGCTGGGGTTCAGGTAACCACCGCCTGCGCCGGCAACAGCGGCTTGGGCGTTCTTAGAGAGGAGAGCCATGAGTGGGTTGTGGGGTTGTGCAGCAGGCAGTGCCGTGAGGCGGTGCCGAGTGCTTGAGAAGCTTAGGCGGGTGAGCGGGAAGCGGCAAGACGTAAGCCGTGGAGGAGGAACGGCTGAGGCGCTGCTGAGGCGCTGCGGTACTGGTGTACCACTGCTGAGCGGCGCTGCTTAGCAGCTCAGAAGCGTGAACCCGTGAGTAACCCGTGAGTAGTGAATTCACGGGTCTGGCGAGGACAAGAACCTAGTCATAGGAAGGGATTAGAGAGAAAAAGAGAGTAAACCCGTGAACCCGTGAACTGTTTTTCACCAGCTCTGCTGTCAGTCTCATCAATCTCACCCCCGCTCCCCCGATTTTTTCCTTCCTAGGCGCTCACGGGTCACGGGTTCACGGGTTGCACCAGACCCATTCCGGCGCAATCGTTTTGCCCACTCACGGGTTGGATTCAGACCCGTGACTTTTTACACGGGTTGACAAGGCCAAAAGTTGCCCCTAAGCTGCGTCAAGCAGCTCGACACGAAGCCGAGGCGAGCCGCCAAGAAACGGTGTCTTGAGTGAGTCTCATGAGACAGCGCATTTTTAAGGCCTGCTAAGCTGCGTAAAGCAGCTCAACAGGCCCGGCAAGCGCTACAGCTCAGCGACTTAGCCGCCTACTCAAGCTGCCAGCGCACTTGGTCGCGACGGACAGCGCGAACTAGACGACCAACGCCGTAGTCGTTGACCAGGCGTTCGAGCATCTGCCTGGCCTCGCCTCCGCTGTTGGCCCACTTCTTCAGCACGAGGTCGCGATGGGTGACGGTGCCGGTCCCGTTGTCCTCGGCTAGGCGGACGATCTTGACGACCCAATGGGGGAGATCGCCGCCACCCACCTGAGGAGCTAGCACGTCGAACTGGCAGATGAAGAAGCGGCAGAGCACCACGGCCCGTTCCATTACGTCCTTGGTGATCAACTCGCCCATGGCGTGCTCCGGGGCCTCTGCGGCGTAGTCAAGGGCGTGGAGCAGGCCAGCAGTACGCGCCAGGTAACCGCGCATCTTGCCGAGGAAGGCGGAGCGGCTGGCATAGGTGAGGTCGGCCTCAACGCTCCACTCGTCGCAGACCTGAGCAAAGAGCTCCCATGCCTCAGGATCCAGCCTCACCACCTTGTGACGCCCAATAGAGGTGTCGAGCTCGTGAATTAGCTCGTGCAGCTCCTTCGTGATCTCAGCCTCGTTGAGGTTCTGCTTAGGAAAGACGTATTCGGGGACGATCCAGAGGAAACGGGCCCAGAAGCCATCACCTGATTTGGCTGTGGCGTCATCACCGTGGAGCAGATCGGTGAGCTTGTCCTGCTGGATGGCACCGAAGACGTTTACGGCAGTGCGGTCCACCATGATCGGGTCGCAGCCCTTGCGGACGATGTTGATCGAGCCGCCACTCCACATGCTGAGCCAGTGGGCCCGGTCACTATTGTTGCTGCGGTACTTGTCCATGTCACCGATGAACGCCGCAAGCTCGTCGTGGAAGCTGACGACGCCATGAACGTCCTCGCGCTCGAGAAGGGTGCAGAGGCCCTCAAGGGTGGCGTCTATCACGACACGTTGTCTAGGTAGGGCTGGGGGTTCTTCCCGGTCCTCCCTAGGCAGTGCTTTGTAGCGCATAAGGTCGCGCTTGTAAGCGCGTTGGTCTTGCCCGTCGAGAGTAAACAGGGGACCAAGAAACTGGTTGGCCACAGGTGTCTTTAGGGATGAGGCGGGAGCTACGGTGCCCATCCAAAAGACCAGTGGTTCGCGCCACCCCTCTTTGATCTGAACGCGAAAGCGCTTGCCCATCACTGCGCACATGGTGGTGATGAACGGTGCAATTAGCGCAGTATGGGCTACGGGGAAAGCATCAGCTCGGCCGCCTAAGAGGTCTGCGATACGTGGGTGGAATACAGATTGCAATTTGAGTTGAGTTGCGGCCGACTTAGACCACTGCTTAAAGCTGGTCTGGCGCAATTCTCTCAGTAGTTCGTCATCTTCGCTATTGCGCTGCTCCTTACGGATTTCGCGCAGAACTGGCCATGGACGAGGCCAGCCGTTGTACTCAGCTGTATCGAAAACGTGGTAGATGCGCTTGTACGGAACACCTTGACGCTCATCGCTGCTTCGGCGGATGGCCTCAGCTTGTTGTTCGAGGTTCCAGTGCTCGGTGGACCAGTTCGCGTTTACAGCAATGCTTATGGCTTGGTCTGCACCAAATTCATTAACTAGCGCTGCATAGATGCTGAAGGCGGCGCCATAGGTGTTGGTGCCTGGCTCAAGACGCTGAGGGCAGTAGGTAAGAGCAGTTATACAGAGCCGCACCTTTTCTTCGTGCGTGAGGCTGCTGTAGTGGGGGCCATTGGGCTTGTACTCGCTGTCGTAGGCCTCTTGGCTTTTGACGAAGGCGGCATAGGCCTTGGCATCAATGTCTCGATCAGGGAACTCAACAGCTTGCTGAGGAGCTGCAGTCTTAGGGAGTGCTTTGCCGAGCTGCTGACGAGCTGCGTTGCTAAGGAGGCCGCGCTTGCCTTCAGCAGTACGCAGGCTCAAGCCGGCTGCATCGCCGAGATGCTGCTCAGGGGGATCCGTCAGTGCAACCAGTTGACTTAGAGGGAAGCGCTCGCCGGTGGCACTGATCACGCGGCTTAATTCGCCGGTTTCGGGATGCTTACCACCGGCCAGGCGCATGACACGAGCAGGATTGCAGAGTTTGGTGTCAATCTCTACGCCGGTAACGGTGCGCTTGACGTGGGCGAAGAGGCGCTTTTGAGCTTGGCGGAACTCGACGCCACTGCAGGGCTGGTCAAGGATCCAATAGTTGTGGACGGACTTTCCGCCTGTCCACATCTGCAGAGAGGGGTGGGGGAGACCAGCCTCTACCCATTGCTGCTTCTTTTCGTCGAGGTTGCTGAGGGGATTGTCGTCCTCGTAGAAAAGGGCGCGGCAGTAGGTGATCTCACTGTTCTTAGTTCCGCCCCAGTTTGGGATGTAGCCAAAGCCGTAGCCAGGACGTGCGGCAAGTTCCCGCTCGATCCGTGCTTTGTCGAGGACCCCTTCAACGTCGATGTGGTGGCAGGGCAAGTCCTCTCCCTTTTTCTTTGGGGGGAAGAGGGCGATGAAGTAGCCCTCTTCGGCTGTGATGCCCAAGTGACTTAGCTGCTCTTCGACTTGGGTCCAATCCACCATGACCGGCTCGTGGGGTCCAAACACCATAACGGGAGTTGCCACGACTCGCAATGGGCTGTAGGATCGGTCCGTTCCGCTGGATTTGCCGGTGTCATCCGCCAAGAGAGCCAGGATCCAGGCTTACCTGGAGCCAGAGCTAGCTGAAATCATTCGTAAGCGTGCTGAGGAGGAGGATCGCCCCGAAAGCCGCGAGGTCACCAGGCTGGTACGCCTTGGTCTCGAGGCCGACGCTAAGAATTACGTCTTAGGCGGCAAGGCGTTTCGCACCAAGGCGGACATCCAGGCGCATGTACGGGCAGTGCGTGACGCAGCCGAGCTTGGTGAACGTATTACTGATCTTGTGGTGCTCGAGCTACTGGCACTCCACCCTGAGTGGGAGGAGAAGACAGCGGGCGGCGGATGGGTTGGCGCAGCGTTAATTAGTCATCCCGCCAAGAGGAAAGCCACTAAGGAGATTGCGATCCTGTTTACAGGGGAGCAACGGGTGGTGGACATCAGCTGGACTAAGTTGCTGCCGTTTCTGCAGAAGGGCGTTAATGCCCCTATTGCCGTGTGGGATTCACGTTTAAGTGAATTGCGCTTGGCTGCTAGGCAGGAAGTTGAGGCGCAGATACAGCCTCTGCGCAAGCCGGGGTGCGCTGTCGATCACGTGTATCCACTCACCTTCGAGCAGTTGCTATACGACTGGCTCAGTGGAGAGGCCTTGAGGGTGGATGATGTGCCGCTGCGTGATGGTGTTGGTCAGGACACCAGCCGCCATTTCTTAAAGCCCGAACAAGCTGAGTCTTGGCGGGATTACCACAGGCTCCATGCGCTACTCGACGTTATTTCTTACGAAGAGCACGCAAAGCGCACGGGCCGCGCTCACATCGATTGGACACCTTTTCTTTAAAACTCATGGACGTACTTTTTGGTATTGAGCACATTAACTGTTTGGATAGAGCAGAGGTAGTTGCATTCGACGTTGAGACCACTGGTCTAGTTCCCGTGGTAGGGGGTCTAAGGCTTTTGCAACTCACTGCTGCCGACAAGCCGGTGGTGGTTTTGGATATGTGGGAGTTAGTTAAAGAAGAGTGGGAGAGCCTGCGTAAGTGGTGCTTAGAGCGGGAGCGTGTGTGGGTTGCGCACAACGCGGTGTTCGACTTGGGGTGGTTACAGGAGCACCGCATCGAGCTGAATGGTGCTGTTCATTGCACCATGCTTGCTTCGCGGCTTACCTCTAATGGGACCCCAAACCTGCGTCACGGTCTAGCTCCAGTGCTGGAACGCCACATGGGTTTGACTATTAGTAAGGAAGAGCAACGATCAGACTGGAGCGCACCGTTGCTTAGCGAGTCGCAGCTTACCTATGCAGCACGCGATGTTTATGAGCTAATTAGGCTGTACCCGCTGCTTATGAAGAAGCTTGAGAAGGGGAAGTTGTTGCGCGCTTTTGATATGGAGTGTGCCGCGCTGCCCGTACTCGCTCATATGCAGAGGAGCGGGCTGCCGTTTAGTAGGCAAAAGCTTGAAGAGCTTCAGGCTTATTACGAGGAGCGGATTGAGACGCTGGGCAAAGACTTTGTTGAGCAGCTTGATTCCGCTCTGCCTGAAGAAGGGAAGTTGCCACGCGATCCTGATGGTACCTTTAACTTAAGGGCTAAGGCGGAAGGTAGTATTCGGGCTGGCACTAAAGTTGCAGCGGGGTTTAACCTCAACTCGCCTAAGCAGTTGGTTGATAAGTTTACGCTTTTATTAGGTGAGGCGCCATTAGATGAGAAGACGGGCAAGAAGAGTGTTTCTGTTAGTGCTCTTAGGGCTTACGCAGCCGATCATGTCGTTGTGCAGACGTACCTGGGCTGGAAGAAAGCAGAAAAGCGGAGGCAGATGGTAGTAGCACTTATGGAGCATCAACATGCAGATGGTTTTATTCGTGCTAGCTACATGCAGTTGGGTGCTGATACTGGCAGGATGTCTTGCCGTAACCCGAACCTTCAGCAAGTACCGAGAGACAAAGGTTTTAGGGCTGCAGCTGAGGCGCCCGAGGGATGGTCTTTTGTTGTCGCTGACTTTGGTCAGATGGAGTTACGTCTGGCCGCTGCGGTATCTATGGATAAGCGGATGATCGCGGCATTTAAGGACGGGGAGGATCTCCACACAATTACAGCTGCGGCTATTTATCCAGAAGCCACAGAAGATCCCGCTGAGATGAAGTTGCGCAGACAGGTTGCTAAGTCGGCAAACTTTGGTTTGTTGTACGGCTCAGGTGCAAAAGGCTTGCGTGCTTACGCGGGTGCTATGGGTATAACAATGACTTTGGATGAAGCGGATGCAATTCGCAGCACATTCCGCAATACTTACTGTGGGATTGCTGATTGGCAGAGCCTAAATGCGGACGAGGCAAATCGCACCTACGGTGATAAATGGGCTGAGGTAAGGGTTCCTGGTAGTGAGCTTCGGCGGTATTTGCCAGGAGAGCTCAACCGCCTGACCACGCGGTGTAACACACCGATTCAAGGGGCTGGTGCTGCTGTGCTGAAAGTTGCCCTGGCTGAGTTGTGGCCCCACTTGCGTCAAGCGGGTGAAGACACAGTGCAATTAGCAGCTGTAATCCATGATGAGGTGGTCCTATTAGTACGCGAGGGGCTGGAAGAACAATGGGCCAAGCTACTTAGTGGTGTGATGGAGAAGGCCGAAGCCAAATGGCTGGGCGATATTCCGCCCTTAGCTGAGGCGGCTTGGGGTAAGACGTGGGCCGACGCTAAGTAGCGCTGCTGTGTTGGTGTCCCTTATGGTGACGCAACTTAGTGGCGCAGGTTGTGGGTCTTACGGGTAGGCAGCTTGTGGTGTCGTGGTTACACGAAGAGATCAAGCAGGCCACCACGGCAGACCTGCAGCGAGCAGCACAGTTCCTTGAGTGGGCTAGAGACGTGCGTAAGGGATGCGCTAAGCAGCGGGGTAAGGCGCGGCGCAGTCAGGCTGAGGGGTGGCGTAAGTACGTTGACTCCTCGGTTACTTGGTAAATCGCGCCACCGGGTCCTTGGCAGCATCTCCACATAGTGCTACACTGTTAGGGCACATCCGAGGGAACCTATGTTCCACGGCCAGAAGCGCTACTACCAAGTCCTGCTAGATCCAGCACGAGCTGAACTACTCGATGCCTTAGCGGAGGATCGGGGGATGCGCCCCTCGGCACTACTTCGCAAGATCGCCTACGAGGCCCTTGAGCAGGCCTTTCCACCGTCGCTGTACGCCTTAGCTACAACACAAGATGAGGCGTCTCGGTTGACATCGATCCGCAACCAAGTAGAAGGTAGACGTAAGCCTAAGTCGCAATGACTGTTTACCAACTCCTGGAATTCCTGCTTATGTACATGGTGCTATGCAGTGTAGCACTAATTATTGCATCTAAAGTTTTACCTTGATGGCCTATTTTAAAAGCTCCCTTAGTGAAAAGGACTTCTATTTGTCCTTAGCTAATCGGCCTCGCAAGGCCGGTGTAAGCAGTGCATTTAGAGGTGTTTCTCGCATTTCACGCTCTCCCGACAAATGGAGGGCAGGTCTGACTTACAAGGGCCGGCGCTATTACTTGGGGTCCCACGACACCGAGATAGAAGCTGCTAAGGCTTACAACAAAGCTGCCCTAGCCATTATCGGCGACCACGCTGTAATTAACCCCTTACCTGAACCTGCCGATGCCTGATCAACAAACATTAAATGAACAGCCAGCCGAAACGTTTATAACGGGGTACCTCGTCTATCAAGTTGGTTGTATCGAATGCGGAGTTAGTTCTTACCCGATAAAAGTTTGTGCAACTATCGAAGAAGCAGAGCAAGTAAAAAAGTCTCACCCAAACACGTGGGACACAGAAGGCGGCGATGGTTACGTCACTATTATCAATCTTCAAACTTGCACAACAGAATACAAATGACCACTTACAAGGCAACAAGTGATCAGTGGGCGTACCAGGACCACTGGGCTAAGGAGGACGGGGATGCTGCCTGCTTACTTGAGTTGCGTTCCAGGGTCGAACAACTGGAAGCCAACACCAAGCAGTGGCGCACAGATCACCTCCGCCTCGCCAACACATGCGCCTCGCTGGCCCCAGATCGCCTGAGCTTCTTTGACGCCCTGCTGCCAGACGACGAGGACTCCCAGCCAACTCCTAATTCACTCCCAATTAGGAGTTCGCTAGTGGAGCGGGTACACAGCTGCATCGTTGGCGAACCGGAATGCATCCTCGAGCTTCGCGCCAGGGTGGAGACGTTGGAAGGTGCTGCTCACAAGCACATCGTTGAAACCAGCGCCAACATTTTGGCCTTGGCCAGTCGGGTCGAGTCGCTGGAAGCTGCCGAGCGCCCAGCATCAAAGGTCTATGAAATCAGCAAGCCGCTGAAACTCACTGCAAAGCAGCAAAAAGAGTTAAACGCACTGCTGCAACCCAACTCCAAGCCAACTCCTAATCCAAGCCAAATTAGGAGTTCGCTGGTGGAGCGGGTGCAAGCGGCGATCAATGACGTGGAGTTTCCTCATAGCAACGATGAGGCCCGCGCCGCGATCCACGAGGTGGCGATGTGGATGACCAGCAACCCCGATGTGTATTTTCCGCCTGCGCTTGTCTTTGCGCTTGAGCAGGAGGCCGAGCGATGACCGACATCACCCGCTACAAGCTCGACGCTGCGTTCGCATCCCTGCGCACGTTCGACCACCTCGCCAAGCCCGATGACTTCATCGAAGTGTCGCTATGGCACAACGGTGAAGGCTTTGATGCTCACCTGAGCAGTCATGCCGAACAGTGCATCAGGCTCTCGTGGGGAGAGTTCAAGGCCCTGAAGAAACTTGTTAAGGAGCTGGATCAGTGACACGCCTTATTTCCCCGCCCGCTGCAGTCATCCGCCAATGGGAAGCCGAATGGGACACCAACGGCGCCGCCCATTGCGACAAAGCCCTCTACATCGCCGCTAAGGCTGCAACCTGGAGCGCGAAGGCTGCCATTGAGTGCGCCCTGAAGGACACTGCCTCATGTCATTGGCGTGTTGCCGATGGCCCCGAAGATGGAGTGCAGCTTGTGCGAGCCAGTGATCTGGTGGCTTGGGCTGCTGCCATTGGCAAGCGTTACGAGGTTGAAGAATGACTGCCATCACCCCACCGCCGGAGCTGGTGCAGCAGTGGATGGAAGAGCTATACGGCGGTCCAGTTTCTGTGATTAGCCCGTTTGATCAACGCGTCCTTATAGCTGCCGCCCAATGGGGCGCGGACCAGCAACTTGCAGAGGATGCAAAATGGCTGGATCACAATGCTCTAAATGAACCGCATCTGCGGATCACTCCAGTAGGTGAATCGTTAAAAGAAGCAATGCGCCCCAAGCCACCGAGCTTGAAGGAGCAGGTGCAACAGGCGTTGGGCCGGTTCAACGCCAATGCTCATACAAGTGCTGACGAAATGGTGAACGACTTCGGCACCATCCGCCGCGCCCTGGAGGCACTTCCCGAATGACTGAGTCGCTGGATAAGGTTGACTCCTTGCTGTGTCTGATCTTCTTCTTTGGTTTCCTTGTTGGCTTATTTGTAGGTAGCATCCGATGACTGACCACCCGATCACTCCGCCGCCAGAGCTGGTGGGCGAGTGGCTGTGCGACGACGGCTACCCCTGGGATCCGTCTGAACAGGTCACGATCACGATCACTACCAACCGACTACGCAATGTCGCCACCCAAGCCGCCCGCTGGGGGAGCGACCAGGAGCTGGAGGCGTGCGGCGCGTACCTAGAACGTTGTGCGCAATGGGAACCGGAGGACATTGACGAACTCCGCGCCGCCCGCCGCCCCAAGCCGCCGAGCCTGAAGGAGCAGGCGCTTGCTGCGCTTCCCAAAAGGCTTGACAACGGCTTTATGACAACAGTCAACGACGAGGAACTCGACACCATCCGCCTCGCCCTGGAGGCACTGCCCGATGACTGATCAACAACTGTTTCTCCTTTGCGGAACAATTGCTCTTTGCGCAGGTTCAATTGCAAATTCACTTGGCCTAGCAATTTTCGCAATTGCCTGCTTCCTTGCCTTTCTCGCTCTTTTGTATAAGCAGATCGTTGACTGACCTAACCCCCACCGATTTCCGAGCGCTGTGCGCTGAGCTGGTTGACAATCTGGAGCGCTATCAGTCCTGGTACATCGAGGACAATGGCTACGGCATCGACGACCTTGAGGCCCTGCTGCGTCGCGCTGACGCCGCCCTGGCCCAGCCCGAGCCGCAGGGGCCGACGGATAAGGAGCTTGGCGAGACATATCGCGCTGCATATTACGCTTGTGAAAACCGTCAGGGTCCTGCCGCACAGGTATTTGGGCTGCGTGCCGTCCTTGCCCGCTGGGGTCGCCCCGCCATCGAGCCGGTGCCCGTCGCTGAGCGCCTGCCGGGACCGGGGGATTGCGATGCGGAGGGCTGGTGCTGGTGGTTTGACGGGTTCAATTGGATGCTCGGTAGGTTTGAAGAGTGGTACACCCACTGGCTCCCCCACCACGCGTTGCCCGTGCCGCAGCAGGAGGCTGAGTGATGGCTGAGCTATCAAAAGAGGCGCAAGCCGTGCTGGATGCTGCCTTCACACTGGCCGACAACCTTGACCGTGATGTCACCGATACGGAGATGATCGCCGCCGCCCTCCGCGCTGCTGCGGATCAGGTGGTGCCACACGAGTATTTGATCGGAGTTGATGCTGCAGTAGAAGCTCGGCAACTGACCCGCCTTCGTCTCCTCGCCATCGCCGCCGAGCTTCAAGCCGAATGACACCCCACCTGCTGTTCGAGCTGCTGGTCGTCTACGTCGTGGCGTGCTGCTTGGCGCTGTGGCTGGCGTCCAAGCTGCTGCCGTGATTGGGGTGGGGAGGTGGCGCCGGCTCTCGCGCCTGCACGCCTCACCGCAGCCTCCACACTGCGGAATGCCCAGCGATTGAATCGTTGGATAAGCAGCGTAGCGGATAAGCGGCGGTTGCGTGCCAGGCGAACATTACCCCTACTGATCAACCCACTTACACCTCATGAACTTAGGTGAACAGCGCTGCCCGCAATGCCATGGCGTGATGCGCCTGGTAATGCAGGAGCAGACCTACAACGGCAGAGCCAAGCGGCGCCGGAACCAGTGCTACGACTGCAAGCACCGCACCACCAGCTACGTGCTTAGCGAGGAGTTCTTCACGCAGCTCGTGGCTGCCCACGACATCGTGGAGCGTCTTCAGGGCTTCTACTTTGATCACTGCGATCCTGAGCAGGACTAGGGTTGCGCCATACACTTTGCTTAGCTAAGCTGGTGGTGCTCTAAGCTACTCAACAAACCACACAAACTTATGGATGCGCCACCTAGCGGGCGGTACACAGAGCGTTATGAAGTCACGCTTAGACATCGGGTCAGCAGGTTACTGCGCACCCAGGTGGTCGAGGCGGAAGACATGTACCACGCCATGATCTGCGCTAAGGAGCAGTACCTTGGCCATACCGTGGTCCGCATCACAGCACTTGACTAGTTCTACCAAGCAACCTATGCAACTTAAGCGTTTTGTTTTTCACTTCCCTAAGTTAAATCTTTTTGAAGTGATTTCCGCTTCCTGCTTAGCTGAAGCGCGACAAAAGTTGATTGAGAGTCGCTTAGCCCCTTTCTACAACCAAGCTGTACTAATTAGCAATGACTGAACGCTTAGCCATTTACTTACTAAGACTTAATTGCGATCGACCAGTAAGGGTTACGCGGATACCTGGATCGCGCCATGGCGTAGCGGTCCAAGGCCTAGACCCACGGGACCTAGGTCGAGCGGGATTAAGTCTGCGCATTCAGGCCGCGCTTCGGCTTCTGTACTTAGTTAACCCTTTAGCTGGGGTGGTGTTTTTCAAGCATGTCGTTGAGGTGACCTTGCCATGAGCCGAGCACGCATTTCTATTTATCGAGAAGATCGGATCTGGGATCTACGGTGCCAGGGCTATGACTACGACTCGATTGCCCGCATCGTGAATGTTTCGCCCAGTCTCACGGGGGTAATTCGGCGTATTAGGCGGCGTCCCAGCGTGGAGGTAGATCCTGTTAGGCGCGGACGCCGGTGCAACTTCCTAAGCGATGCGCAGCTTGAGGACATAAAGCTGCGATACGCCAATGGGCAGCGACAAGGCGACATCGGCAAGGTGTACGGACTTAGCAATTCGGCAATTAGCCACATTTGTACTGGTCGTACCTATACAGAACCCGAGCCTGGCTACAACTACGACTTCACCAACCGACTACTTAGGCGCAGCTGACTTGATCCAGCGGAGAACGCGGCTGTAAGGAATGCGCAGTGCAGCCGCAATGGACTTAGCACTCATGCCGCCTTTATGCATAAAGAGTACGAGCTTGGGGTCCGGCGGTGCTGGTGTTTCGCTGGTCATGGGCGTATGCGCAGCAATGCAAGCAGTTTAGCGCGTTAAGTGTAAGCTGTTTGTTGGTTCCTCTTACCACTTCAAAACATATGGCAGACTTTGAGTCCGTTTCGTTGGCGGAAGTGAAGGTTCGCACTGGTCGCAAGTGCAAAACGGCCCCTCTGCGGGAAGCCGTGGCTGCGCTGCAGGTGGGTGATGCTTTCTTCGTGCCCTACTCCAGTGAGGAGGTCAAGGAGGGCTACCGGCCCAGCACCGTTACCCAGGTGGTTGGGACAATGAGCCGCGCCAATCCGGCGGTGCGTTACTCCGTTCGGCGTGACGCCAAGCAGGCGGGGTGCTTTGTGGTGTGCGTTGCTCGCCCCCAAGCCTGACCACGATGTAGTACGCTATGGGTCCCGGCGCAAGCTGGGGCCTTAGCCCTACCACTTAAACCACGTAAATCTCACAGCAAGTCTTATGGGTCTCACGTTCCTTAGTAAAAGCCTCGAACGCACAGTCGATCTCGATGGCCTTAGCTCCTTACCCCTTAGTGATGTGCGGGCACTCCACGCCGAGCTGGTGGTGGCGGTGCAGTCGATGGACGACAGCGTGAACGAAGCGCTCAAGATGCAAGAGCTCAGCGGCATCTCCGCTGATATGGACTGGGTGCATCGCGTGCGTAAAAAGCGCCGCATCTGTGTGGCATTTGCTGCACAGGCCAAGCAGCTACTAGACACGAAGTCGAATGACAGCACGTTCCAGGGCGCTTACACGCAGCATCTAGACGCGCTGATTCTTAAAGAACTTGGTGCGACGGTCTATGGCGAGATCAAGGATGAGGCGCGGGAGCTTGCGCTTGCTGATCTTCAAGCAGGGACTCCAGCCGCATAATCTCCCACACAGCCTGCTGCAGCATCTCCTGGTAGCTGATGCAGGCACGGTAAAGCGCTGCTTCCCGTGGTGGCATTGACCGTACTGCTAATTCGATTTGTAACTCACGTTCTGGTGTTACAGATCGCTTAAGCCATTCCATAGGTCGAGTCTTGCTTAAGGTAGCCTAGGCCGGCCTACGTTGTTTTCTACGCTTACTAATGACTGAATTTCGTGCCACGCTCCAGTGGATTGAGGATGAGGAGGAGAAGAGCCGCCATGGAGAAGGTGTAAGCCGCGCTCCAGCAGGTTCCAAAACCAAGGAATTTCGCCTCGTGGTCAAGCAGGCTGGAACGAAACCGATGACGCTCATTATGCGGGCAGAGTCGAAGCGAAAAGCTCAGCAATATGCGCAAGCCCGGTGGCCGAGTGCCCAGGTGGAGGTAATTGGATGAATTGGTGGCGCGTAATGGCGAAGGCCTTAGGAGAGAAGGCGCATCCTGATCCTCGCGTAGCCGATCAAGTAGCCCTAATTCGTTTTGCAATCCTTTTAGCTTATATGCTTACTAACTTACACATTGTTCTTAATACGTGGAGGCATTGGTAGGTGAATCGCCTATGTGAAAAGTGCAAAAGCTCTAGGCTGCGCATGACCGAATCCCATATGATCAGCGGCAATCGCGTACGTAGGGTTAGGCGAGTCTGTAGAGACTGTGGGCATCGCCACACGCTCTACGAAGTAAGCAAGGAGGTTCTTGAGGAACTTGACGAAAGCGTGGCGTTGCTTAAGCAACTTCGCAACATCTTAGGCGTGGATCAGCGCCTACCTTTAATTCAATGTGATTCTTGTACTTACTGGGGTGACAATGGGTGCTCGATGGACTTCCCGGAGGCTGGCGGCAAGTTTGCTGGCGAATGCTCCGTATACACGTCCCAAAGGGAAGAAGCAGTGTGAGCAGTGCGGCAACCCTATGCACGGATTGCGGCTTTGCTCGGAGTGCTTCGGCAGATCTGAGGATGGGCGCAGGGAAAGGGCGCTTAAGTATCTGCAGGACAAGTGTGTTCCGCTGGAAAACGGAGGCCCTTGTGCTGCATGCGTTCACTGGGCCGGTAAGTGCGACCTAGGCTTGCCTGAGGCAGGCTCCACCTATGCCGCTAATTGTCCCGCCATGCTTACCGAGTGCTTAAGCCAATGACGCATCCTTTTCTGAACCGCCTAGAAGTAGCGCTTATCCGCTTACTGGTTAGATCGCCCAATATCGGCTTCATCATGGTGAAGCACAGAGGAAGCAACGTGAGCTGGGTTCTGCATGACCTGAGCGATCCAGCGCCTGGTGATCCTTATGAGGATGCCGAGGAAGCCCCGTCCTATGCCGATCAGCTCCATGGGGAGCCAACTTGTGAAGAAGATGGGGAGCCTTTGTCGATGCAGTTCGAGCGGCTCTACCATTTACCCGACGCAGAGCGTTAGGCGTGTATCTGCCCACGACGGGCCACGGATCTTTCGGGGTCCACCCACTTGTGTGGGGGCTTGACACCTACTACAAACCTTGGTTTTTCGATGGACACTCAGTTTATTGGGGCACTCCAGCAGTTGAGCGCTGCGAAGCTTTGCGAAGAGCTGAAGCCATGGCAAATCGAGAACGGTAAGGCTGCGTTTCTTGATTACCTGTACGAACTGTACGAGCGAGGTTCAGCCGAACCAGGCTTGCGTGGCACGTACACGGGTCTAGTCGAACGCTTCAAGCACGACACTTTTGAAATCATCCGCGCTGGTTTTATCAGTAGCGGCACTAATCCTGCTTAGACCTTGTGAAAAAACTTATCGGTTTGTACAGCCCGGCTGCACAGTCGGGAAAATCTTCTGTCGCTAAGTTTTTAGCGCAGGAGTGTGGCTATGAAGTTGTACCTTTTGCGCAAACGCTTAAGGAGATGCTTATTCCTGTACTTAATGCACTGGGATATAACAACGACGATGCTTACCGCTTAGTTCATGTGGACAAAGCTATCGTCGTGCCAAGGGCGGAGGTAAGTGTTCGGCATATGCTGCGCACGCTGGGTACAGAATGGGGTAGGCAGTGTGTCCATCCCGATATCTGGCTTAGGTGTTGGGAAGAACGCATTAAGCCACATGATTTAGTTGTAGCGGATGACGTGCGTTTCCCTAATGAGGCGGAGTTAATCCGTCGCCTAGGGGGTGAGTTGTGGTGCGTTGAGCGACCGGGCGTGCTGCGTACCCATGAACATGCCAGCGAAGGGAGCTTGGACACGTACCAGCACTTCACGAAGCTTATTGCGAATAACGGGTCGCTTAGTGACTTAGTTGATAAGCTGCGTGAAATTGCGCAGCCTTAGTGGCAAGTCTGCGGTATCACGCCGGTCGGATGGTTCTCTACGAGGGAACTGATGGCTGGCGTGTCCGCATTAAAAGCCATACGACCAAGCTTGATCTGCCGCTCAGCTGCGCTGACTTAGAGGAGGCGATACTCGAAGCGGAACAGCTCTATGCGGATGCGCGGGCTGTGACGAATACAGCTCCGAAGTGCTATCAGTGCGTTCATTGGAAGCCAAGCAAAGCAGAATGTGGATTGGACTTTCCTGAGGGCCGTTCCAGTGGAGGAAACTACGCCAAGTACTGCTGCGCTTTCTGGGCTAAGCCTTAATGCGGTGCCAGACGATGCAATTGATTGTGGTGATGGGTTCTATATAGAGCAGAGTACGGAACCGTGCGGAGAACCTAGGTACAGGAGTTGTAGTCCTGGTGGTGCAATAGGTCGGTATTCCAATGACTTATGGCAGGCTCAGATCTATATCGAGCATCTGAAGGGGAATCTACCGGGCGGATCCAGTCATATAACCGCTTAGCGCGAATGAGATCCCAATGAAGTTGGGACATCCACCAAAGCCATACAGGTGAGTGCGCTTTACTGATGTTGCAATCGAGGCAGGCTGGAACGCAATTTTCCGGTGATGTGGCTCCGCCCTTTGCCTTAGGCCTTACGTGATCGATGGTTGTGGCGTAGGTGCCACAGTAGGCACAGGTATGGTCCCAAGCGGAGAAGATTGAGGCTCTGAACTTTTGCCTAGTGGCTTTTTTGCTAAGCAGATGCGTGCCATCAATCTGATGCTCCATGGACGGGAAGCATGTAGGTGTCTATCTCTATGTCAATGATGTCGTCGTCGCTCTTAAAGCACTCGCTTATGCGCGCGTAAACGTCGCCCGCAATGTTGTCGGGCTCCTGGGCCGTCTCTAGGTAGAACTTACCTCGTATCTCGATGAGGTAGCGCTCCATGGAGGAGAGACGGCTGATATAAGCCTAGCTAGGCCGACTGCTGCCAACTCGGCATCACGCGGGTTTGATTGTTGTAATGACCTGTAAGTGCGTAGTCTAGTGTCGGCTTACTGGACATAAGCAGGAATACCATTTGACCTATTAGAAGGCCAGGGTAAAGGGGTAGATTATGGTATGTGCGGTTATTTTTTAGTTCCAATGTGAGCTTACTGCCAGTCCAATTGCAGTCAGCGAAGCCTGCATGGCTATGCTCATAACCTTCGCGCGCACGAGAAGACTTAAGACAGAATATTCCGCAAATGTCTTCGGGCATAATGAAGACCTCTTCCGTTTCAGCTAAGAGGAATTCTCCCGGTGCTAGGTAGTAAGGCTTCTGCTTAGTGCAGTGACTTATGTCGAGCAGTTGCAGCTCTGGAGTGTGGCTTACCTCGACCATTAGGTGCGCACCAAGGCGCAGATCAAGGGAGGCGGGATTTAAGAGGGCTTCCTCGAAAGGAGTGACCATAGCCTCGTCACAGCAAAGGCGCTTAATTTCGTCGTCGTGCAGAATCACAAGTTTAAGCGCGTAAGCTTAGTAGTCCCATTGTACCTTAGGTCTACCAGTTCGGATACCGGTATGGATGAATCCCTTGGGTGCGCCTAGGCCTGTGCTATAGGGCCAGTTTTTAACGCACCAGTCCTGTAGTTTATAAATGTCTACGCCCTCGATATACCAGTCCACAGCCCCGACATTGGGGGCGTTGTACAGGTGCTCCGAGTTGCTGGCCCCGCCAACAGAATCGTTGATGGCCTTAGGCCTGTAACCACTCGTAATAATCACAGGTTTATTACCGAAGGCGGTGCGGGCGCGTTCTAGAAAAGCCGCAAGTTCGGCAGCAGTATCAATTTGATGCTGGACCGTAAAGCGGCGTGCCTCTTGGCCTAGGGCAAATTCGCTTAAGGTAATGTGAGGAGTTAGGTGAGCAGTAAAAGGAGAGTTGGGCGTCAGACGACCTGGCTGCTGTGTAACTTTGGGTGCTTGTTGCGTACCAAGGAACAGGCTTAGTTCAGCAGCACGACGGCGGACTAGGCCCGGCAGCACTTTGCCATCACCTTTGTTCCATTTCGGCAGCTCTTCCGCAGCCACTTTGCCGGGGACCTCGCCAGCTAGAAGACGCTTGCGTAGTGTCGATTCTTCGACCGCACCAAGGCCCACGTTGTAGGCCCAGCTAATTAGGGCAGCTTGCTGATTAGTGGGAAACTTAGCAAGTGGAGGAATTAGCTGAAACAGCCGCTTAGCGTAAGTACTTTGTACTTGTGCGCTTAGTAGTTGTTCGGCTTTTTCTTTGCTTACCTTATCGCCTAAGCGAACGGAGCGGCCGTCAAGGATTGTGGTGCCGTAGCCAATGGTGGGGATGCCGGCTGGGCAGATGTAGGCGTCCAGGCGCAAGCCCTCGAATTCGCGAATCAACTTGAGCGCCGGTTCGAGCCAGGCTGGATCGGGAGATGCCTTGACTGGAGGTGCAGCACGAAACAGTTCTAGGAATTCCGTCTGCTGCTCAGCGCTTAGCCAAGCCCAGGCTGCGTTCCAGGCAGCTATTTGGTGTGGTTGGGGGGCTTGCTTGTCGGTCCACTTGGCAGCTGTCAGAAAGTTGCTCATCGGTGGCTTAAGGCAGCTTTGATGGGGTCATAGGCCAGTACCACAAGGTCCAGCATGTCCTTATTTAACTTTCCGCCCGTGCTTTTAACAATGGCGCTGCTTATTGCACTTTGCACGACAGAAGGTGGGGCCTGGTTCATAAGCAACTTTGGCACCTCTGCGTCGAGTTGCTTGTAGATCTTGGGTAGCGCTTGCTCTAGGGCTTTGTCCATAGCCAACTTAAGCAGCACTTTGGCTAGGCGGATAAGTAGATGCTTCATGGTCAGTCGGCCTTCCTACTAAGGCTAATCAGTGTGGTGAGTACGCCCATCAAAACGGTGACGGTACGAGCATCAACGTCGTTGCAGCCCAGTGGTGCGGGGTCAATATTGGCGCCATCGGCAGTACCACTGTATTTGGCGTACCAGGGCCAGACCTGAGGGAGGACGTAGAAGCGACAGGCACCCCACTGCAGGATGGCGACCAAGGTGAGCACTCCGGCTACACCGACAATTGACCTCCACAGCCAATTAGGCATCAGCGAACCTGTGCAGAGGGGCTGTGCTCAAAATGCAGTTTGGGTGAAGCGGCGTTGATAGCGAAGGGAATAAGGAAGCTCAAACCGATGGCGAGACCTACGCCGATAGCTACCCGGGTTTCAATTTCGCGGAGGCGGGAGAACACAGCAGCCATATCGCCGCGTTTTTCGCTGAGTTGGATCAGCACAGTTTCGAGCTTGCCCTCTAAAGAACCAAGCTTGTGGTAAATGTCCCCATGCGAGACATCATCTGCTGGTGGCATGGGGATAATTACGCCTCGGTAGTAGCCTAGCAATCCACAGCGTCAGCATATTCGGGCTGGGTTTTGAGCCAGGCGTAGCCGATGGCTAGCGGGTTGTCGCCGGGCTGTAGTTCGCTGGTGGGTGCGAACACTGTGCGGTCGTAGACCGGGCTGGCATTCTCGTTGCGGGCATCAGCGTTGGCGTAATGCGAAACCTGCATCAGCGTCTGCTCTTTGTCGCAGCGCATCAGGGTGATGCGGAAATTATGGGTGCGTGACCTAGAAGGTCATTTCGACAGTATCTAGTCTACATACCCACCTGATAGGAGTCGCAGCTGCCCCATACGCATAAACCTCTAAACAGTTTAAGGTTGAATTTAGACCCAAACCCACGTACCAATTTACGGTATTGGTATCGCCGTGTGTTTTGTTGACTTGCGCAGGAGACATTATGGTTATGCTGCCCAAAGTGGACCCACATTTCACAACTACTTCAAAACTCCAGCGGGCAGCGTCGCCCCCATCGGTGACACCAGCGATTACGTCACCGCGTACTGAGTACAAGCTATTCAGTGGCACGGTTAATTGATTGCTGGACGATGGAGAGCTTGTATTAGATTTTAACAACATTGGAGTAGAATCTGTGGTTTGTCCTCCGAGAACTAGTGTTGCCGTTTGTGAGGTGCCATAGTTATATGACCCAAGCGGATTTGCACTCGCTGGATTAACGCAATAGCCTACAATGCCGCGCGTTGTTCCATAAACTCCTCCTACCACAGCAGAAGCTTCACTATTTGCAAGGTGTGCCTCTCCGCCAATGACAACAGCTTTGTCGGCTGTTATTTGGCTGGATGAGCCGCCAACGCACGTCGAGTAGAGTCCACTGACATAGTTGCCGTAACCAATAGCTACTGACGCAAAATTACTTGCCGTACACCCGTCTCCATAACTAAGTGATACCATCCCAGAAGAAATATTATACTGACCTCCGATAATGGAGGACGCAAAACCGCTTGCTGAGTTATATCTACCCCCGAGGATACTGGCATAGTCTCCGGTTGCCGCTTCAGTTCCTAACCAGCGGCTTTTTTGAAAGTCTGTCGCGTATTCTCCCCTCTTGTTGCCGCCTGTAGCTGTTCCGTCGGGTACTTGCGCTAGTGTTGCACCGGTACCCTTTGCAGCAAGTGCAACATCAAGGTTGCTGTAGCTCGCGTCAGTAGCAGTTAAGGCATCAACTGGTCTCGTGTTATTGGGTGAGGCGGTACCTTCACTTTCGACAAAATGGGTGAGACCTCCTCCTGCAAAGTTGGGTAAGTTAAGTGTGCCAGTTGTTGCTGTAATGGTGTCTGTCTTGTGGTTGATGTTGATAGCCATCAGTAGGTCATCTCCGTAGTGTTGATTTTGCAGACCCAGCGGATTGTGGTGGCTGCTGCGCCTGTGACGGTGACGGCAATGCCGCCATTGGTGGTGTCAGCGGTGACGGCAACGGTCCAAGCGGTAGCGCCGGTGTCATAGGCAATGCGATCCAAAACGACCGTGCCCACGACGGCGGTACTAGCAGCGGTGGCGCCGCGCTTGATCGCGCCTTTGAAGTTCCATGCGGCTGTATCACCAGCACCGGTCACGCCAGCGATCACCTCACCCGAGAAGCTGTAGGCGCTGTTATTGGGAAGGATGACTTGGTTGGTGGTGCCTGCGGCGCTGGTGTTGCTGGTGAGGACTGTTGCGGTGGCGTCAGTGGTTTGGCGGCCTAGGAGAAGGAGGGCAGATTGGGTGACGCCACCAGTAGAAGCAATAGGTGCGTTGCAAGCGGCAAAAACGTGATAGCCCGTAATTTGTCGAGAAAGTCCAAATCTTCCTCCAGGAATTACACTATATATTCCGTTTGCGAGATTTTCCGATCCTCCGCCAACGGTTGATGAATTAAAAGAAGCAGTATTGCTAAAACCTCCCGCAACCGTTGTATATGCGTTGCTTGCCAAATTGCTTTGTCCACCCCCCACAAACGAATACTGCCCACTCGCCGTATTGGTGCTCCCCCCGCACACCGTTGCGTGGGTGCCGGTTTGAGCAACGTTGTTGAAGCCGCCGCCGACGAAGCTGTAGTTGCTTGAGGCGGTGTTACTTGCGCCGCTGCCGACGAAGCTGTAGGTACCAGAGGCAAGGTTGCTAGTACCTCCGGCAACAGTTGCATACGAGGCACTGGCAGTGTTTCTTTCGCCACCGCCAACAGTGGGAGCAAATGCTGCGGCTGTAGAAGCAGTGTTGTATGAGCCACCAGCAATAGTTGCGTTTCTTGCAGACGCAACTTGCGAAGCGGTATCCCGCACCTTTTGCCAATCTGTCGCGCCAGTGCCACGCTTGTTGCCACCAACAATGGTTTCATCCGGCACCTGAGCCAGCGTTGCGCCTGTGCCTTTGGCCACCAGTGCGATGTCAGCGTTAGCCACACCAACTGGCGCTTCGCTGATCGCCGTCACCGGCACCGCACTATTTACGCCGCTGTTGAACAGCCTGGCAACAATCCGCAGTGACGATGACGCCCAGCCGACTGGGTTCAGGTTCATGTCAGGTCACCCCCGAACGCCAGCACACGCACCGTACCGGTGGTGGGTGCAACCGTGATCGTGGCACCAAGCTTGTAGTTTGCGTTAGGTAGCACCAGATCGGTGTAGGCCGTCACCAGGCGGTAAGCCTTGACGGTGTTGCTACCGGTCGCGGCGCTGATCGTGATCTGATCGAACAGGTCCCAGTTGGCGCCGCCGTTAGGAGACAGAAACAAGTTGACAAGCGATGCCACTGTGGTCGCGGTGCCCTGCACGTTGACGCTCAGAATCCTGGTGCCAGCCGAGGCGCCAACAATCAGATCGCTGATCGTGCCGGTGCCATCGGTGGCGGTGTTTGCCGTGCTAAGCGATAGGCGGCCGATGCGTGGCGTGGAGATGAAGGCGGGTGAAGCAGCCATGGCTCAGATGCAGTTGCTGTTGAGGTAAAGGTTGTCACCAACGGAGCTGCCACCTCCGCCGGCAGTGCCGATCTCCACCATCGCGCCAGCGGCGTTCTTGATGTACAGCTTGCCGGCCGTTTTGTCCCACGCAGGTTCACCAACGGCAAATGATCCTGCAGATGGGGTGGTGGTGCCCTGCCGTAGCAGGATAGTGTTGGCCATCAGAATGTGCCTCCGTCAATCGTTGCGTTGGGACTTAGGTAATCGGTGCCATCAACCGCTGCGGTGAAAGCGGAGGTGCCGTTGCCCTTGAGGATGCCGGTCAAAGTGGTGGCGCCGGTGCCCCCGTAGGCGACGGTCAGAGTGCTGCCGTTCCAGGTACCAGTTGTAATAGTGCCCAGCGTGGTAATGCTGGTTTGACCGACGTAGGTAGGGGCAATGTCAACGCCAGAACCGCTGACGCTGATCCGGTTACTTGTACCGCTGACCGAGAAGGTGTTGCCGGTCAGGCCCAGGCCGTTACCAGCCAGGTAAGTGCCAGCCCCCGAGAATTGCGCAAAGGCGACCGAGGTGCTGCCCAAGGTGCCGCCGGGGTCAGCGGTACAAACCCAGCCAGTGTCGCCGTTGACAGTGCCTTGCTCGACAAAGGTGAAGGCCGAGATGAACTCAGCCCAGGCATCCATGTCGGTGGATCGGGTCCAGGCGCCAGCCGCAACGATGTAGATGCCGTTCTGGCTGGCGGTGCTCTGGTTCTTGACCAGAACACGGTCGCCGGCAATCACGCTGATGCCGTCGATCGTCTGCGTGGCGGACAGGGTGATGCTTGCCGTGGTTGCCACCCTCACCGAGCTCTTCACGTCAAGGCCCTGGGCCACCGAGTCGACGTACCCCTTGTTTGCCGCGTCGCTATCGGCCGTACAAAGCGCCAGGTTGGTGATTTTCTGGCTGTTGGCGGACACTGCGGCGGTGGGCGCCGCCATCTGATCCAGACGGCTGGTGCGAACCTGGGTGTCGAAGTCGCTGATCTTGGCGGCGGTCAGCGTCGGGATGTCGGTCGCGCTGAGGGTGGTGCCGCTGGTGGCACGCCCCTTAGCGTCGACGGTCACTTTGGTGTAAGTTCCGGCCGTGACACCACTGTTGGCCAGGGTCAACGTGACTGAGGTGCTGCCAGAGCCAGTCGCATCACCCGTGAAGGTGATGTTCTGGTTGCCGGTGATGTACAACTGAGCCTTAACAAAGGCTGTGGTGGCGACCTTGGTGCTGTTGTCAGCAGTGAGCTGTGTTGAGGCAGTGGCGGTCGCGCCCGTGAGATCAACACTGCCCGTGAAGGTCTTATTACCGGAGACTGTCTGTGCGCTGCTTAGGGTTAAAAAGGCCCCTGAGCCGGCGATTGCTGGGGTAGTTGTCGCAGTGCCACCAGCACCGCCGGTGCCTTTGCCGTAGTAGAGGACATCATCGACCTCGTTGTAGGCGAGCTCGGCGTTGTCCAACGATGTGGGAGCACCGGGTGCGCCGCTGGTCCGTCGTTTAATGCGAAGTGTGTTGGCCATCAGAAGTTGCCTCCGTCAGCGAGGGTGGGGACGGTCCAGGTTGAATCCGCTTTGAAAACGGCGGAAGCGGCGTCGTAGTACACGATGCTTTTGTCTATTTTACTGACTTCATCAACCACAAGACCGCCTGGGCCAGTAGGGCCAGTAGGGCCTTGCGGTCCAACTGTGACTGCAGTGACGGTTGAAGTTACGGGGACAGTTACTACGGTGCTGCTGCCGTTTTCGGTGACGGTGACGGTATTGGTTACGGCACTGACGTTGACGGTGGTCATGCTGTGTAGCCCTCGGACACGTACACGATGCCCTCGAGGTAATACTCCTTCAGGCCGGAGGGGTTGGTGAGCAGTACGTCGTAGTACGCCTCGTCAGGGAATATGGCCGTTTGGTCGTCGGTTAGGGCGATGGCGATAGTGCCAGTAAGGCGGTTGGTGTAGGTAACCGTGAAGTCGGCGTATTTGCTGGTGCGGGCTTGGTTCCAGGCTTGGGCGGCGACGGTCCAGCCGGTCAGGTTGATTGCTGCGTCAGTGCTGTCTTTGAACTGCAGCGTGATGCTGTAGTCCGCCCGGCGCTGCAGGCTGATGTTGTAAGTGCCGGGCGAGATAGCCATGAACTGCAGCGTGATGCTGTAGTCCGCCCGGCGCTGCAGGCTGATGTTGTAAGTGCCGGGCGAGATAGCCATAAGTTCAGCTTAGCGTCCTTGACCTCTCCAAACTTTCTTACCGCGGCGCCGGGGACGGCTGCGGGCGCCTTGGCCGATGCTGGTGGTTTTGGGCACCGGCTCTTTGCGGATGGTGCCGGAAAGGCCGGCTTTTGCTTTGACTGCCATCAGTCTTCAGAAGTGGGGAGACCAAGCAGCTCGCGCAGCTCGGCGACGGACAGCCCGGCTGCTTCCAGTTTTTGTTCGGCGCTGAGTACTGGAGCTGGTTCGGGTTGTGGACGTGCTTCAATCTCAGCGATCTCTTCGGCAGTCAGCGGAATGGTTTCCTGTTCGCCGGTTTGGACGTTGATAACAGCGCGATACATGGTTCAGCCCTCGTAGAAAACGTTGATGTTGCCAGCGTCAAAAGTACCTGCTGCTGTTAGGGCAAGGCGAATGGATGTAAGTGGGTTAGCTAGTAGTATTTGAGCCGTTGTCCAACATGTGTACCCTGAGATATTGTCAAACATATACTGCCCGGTAATTACCCAAAGATTGCCACCTATGTTGTGTGCAACGACGGAACCCGATATACTGTTTGCGGTTCCTCCTCCCCACATAATAGCGCCGAGCCCACTGGTCAAGCCAGCGCTTGTTACACCACCTTGCAGTATATTTGTATTGCCAATATAATTGATGACCTCAAAACCGTATGAAGTGCCTAGCTGAACCAGAAAATGATCCGAACTAGAACAGCTCATGGTTCTAAACACTAAAGTTACACGCTTAGCCCAAGTGGGTATGCCAAGAAATTCTACTGTTGTGGGTGTAAAGACAGGAGCAGTGGGATTCTGCATAGTGCCGCGGTTAAGCAGCCCTGAACCACCGTTAAGGGTGGATGCTCCTAAAGCAGTAAATGTGCCATCAACGCTGACCGTATCTGTTCCTGCATCTACTTTGAATAGATCGGGCTTGGTATCGCCCTCAATCCTGAAGTCAACGTCAGCGCCGCCATCGTTGAACACCACCTCGGTGGAGCCGAGGAAGTTGACGCGCTGGACGCCCGCGGTGGTAATGGCTACTTGGTCAGTGCCAGGGCTATAGACGCCGGTATCGGTACCGCTGTCCTTGAAGTACAGCGACGGTGCAGCAGCCGTGCCGTTTTCCAAGGCAATGCTTGTCCACTCACCATCGAGCTGATACAGCGTGATCCAGCCGCTGTTGGCACCGTTGCGGATTTTGTAAAGCCCTGTTGAGGTATCCGCCCACGGCATGTAGGCGACTGTTTCTGGTGGTGCGGTCGCGCTGCTGTTTTGTGAGAACAGCGCCAAGAAGGCATCGTTCAGGTCTGCGCGTACAGCCGAGCCATTCCCGTTAGGGATTACGTCTGTACCAGTCCAGTCGTAGGTGGCCATGAACTACGCGCCTTTGCCGTATCCTAACGCCGACCATGCAAACAGTCGATCTACTGCGGTTCCGCCACTGTTGCGGAAGGTCACGTCGAAGCCGTTTTTAGTGACGTTGGTTACGTTGAAGTAGTCGCCGGATTGCAGGTTCTGAGCGGTAATGCCGATGGACGGTAGAACGGTGTTAACTCCGCCCAGCACAGCTGTGCCGGTCCAGTAGGGGTTGTCAAAGGTGATGCTCTTGGTGCCCGCTCCGCTCTGCACTGCAACTATGGAGCTTTCGATGCGGCGCTGGAAGGATGCCTTGTAGCCCAGCTCGTAACAGGCATACGCTTGTGCCGGATCAGACATTGCGGCGTCGAGCTTGAACTGGAATGCGCGTGCTGTGAAAGTACCGTTGCCGAACTCTTGGTAATTACTCCACGTTGGCGATCCAGTCGGGTCATCGTCGGTGGTGCGCACGCAGATCTTGGAGTTCGCCTGACCGGCCACGGCACTTTCAAAGTTTGTCCACGTATCAATGAGTTCGGTTCGTGCGTCGATCAGGTCAGACGGGTAGAAACCGCCACCAACAAGATGACGACGAATGTCTAATGAATATTTAGCCCCAAGATCTAGGATGTCGTTAAAGACGTATGTGCCAGTTGTTGCAGTATCGCCGTAATAGTCTAAGTCTGCAAGTAAGTCGAAATCTGGAATAGTATCAAATAATGCCGTGCCGCCGAGCGTCAAAGCTTGGTACGCAGCACTATAGAAAAGATTTGTACTTTCACCTAGAAATGGTGGAACGGTTGTGTCCTCCCGCCTGTCGATGACAGGTAATGCGCTGAGTGGATCAGGCAGGTCAGCAATGACGCTGGCTTCGGCGAGGCTCTGTTTGCCGCTGCTGTCTTCAAATTTGACGATATATTCGCCTTCAACCATTGGCACAATTGCCTCAGTGCTGTAGCCAGGCACTGCAGGGATGAGATCCTGCGAGGTGGCCCATGTGCCAGTGCCGTCTACGACGCTGGTGTGGCGAATGTGGACACGGCCACCCACTTTTACGTCGAGGTCAGTCGTAGCGTCCCAGCGCAATCGGGCTGAGTTGGCGCTGATCTGCTCAAGGGTGAGGTTTTGTACGCCAGCCGGTTCAATTAGTTTGCCGCGTGCGGATACATCTAGTCGGGCTGCTACTACCGAGGGGAACTTTCCGGCATTCAGTCCATAAACAAGAACTTCGTAATCGCCTGGTGCGGTGTCATAAATGACGTACTCTTGCGTGGTGACTGTGCCCTGTGTCCAGTTGCCGTCTTTTCGGCGCCACTGCACGCGATATTCGACGGCATTTACTTGGCCGCGTTCGTTGACAGGTGCGTTGACAGGTGCTAGCCAGCTAATAATGAGTTTGGAAAGGACTTGCCCTGTTTCTTCATACAAAATCTCCGAAAATGTAAGTGCCCTAGGTGTGCCGGCTGGTTCGTTTAAATTGGTAATGTCGCGTTCTTCTAGCGCTGTGCCGCGTTCGATGTAGTCGTACTTGCTGGCGTTGTAGGCAATAGCGCTGATGGCATAGGTGGTGCCGTCTTGCTCTTGTACGCTGAGCACTCGCCAAGTTGAGGTTTCAATGTCGTCGGTCTGGTAGATCCAGACACTGTTGGAATTGGGGGTTACGGAGAAGGCAGTGTCAACTGTGATGACGTTGCCTGTGATGCCTGCAATGCTGCGTGTCTCGACACTGCCATTAGGCAGGATGACTGATAGATCAGCCCCTGGCACCGTTAGGCCAATGGCATCATCAACCGTGATGGTTGTTGTAGTTGCGCTGGAAATGCGTCCACCACGTCTGGCGCCCGCTCTTACAGGATCCGCTACTTCAATGATCTGTCCGGGGCGCACCAGCACGCCGGCTTCGATGGAAGCATTGAAACTGATGATTTCACCTTCGTAGCGTTCAGAGTACAGAAGCCATTCACCAATGCGATAAGCCTGACCGCGACTGGTACAGGCAAAAGCACTGATTTCAGTTTTTACAACGCCATACTTTTGGATGCCCTCGGCATCTTCAACTACTTCATAAGCAATATCGCGACTGTCGATATCTAGGTAACTAACTACACAAACTGTGGGGCGCGTTTTGCGGCTAGCACCTTGGTAACTAAAACCATCCTCGGTAACATTTGCCAGCGTAAACAGATAGGCCGTATCTGCAGGTTTATCTTGGCTGATGGTTAGTGCGCCAGTGCTCCAGTACGGCATGGCCCGGAACACTGAGCACATGTCGTTGATCAGCTTGTATGCCTCTTCTGCTGTCTGGATGTTGATGTTGCAGGAGAAGCGCGGCTCGAAACCGCCAAAACCGTCAGGTACCAACGCCGAGGCGTACTGGCTCGCGGCATAGAACGCAAACTTATCTAGTTGGACAGCTTGGATATGGTCGCCGAATCCGTAGCGTTTGCTGGTAAGCAGGTCCCATAAAATCCAGGCCGGATCAGAGCACCACTGCGCCGCGCCGAGGGTGCCGTTCCAGATGCCGGCATAAATCAAACGGCCTGTAACAGGATCTACCGTCGCATTACTTGGAATGCGTACCTTGATACCGCGGATCAGGTAGGAACGGGAAGGTATGCTGCTGAACTGTTCAGCGTCAATGCGTAGCCAAACTAGTGCGCTGTTTGGGTATTTGAGTTTGCCGTAAACAATCTCTGTGTAAGAAGTCCAGTTGAACGCATTAACAACTTTGGGATCTGTGCTGTCAGGTCGGTCGCGCTCTACCTTGATAGTCAGGGGGTAAACAGGTGCCAGATTGATTAGGTAGTCGCGCTGATACGCGTCAGCGGTCCGGCCGATAAAGGTATCCGTAACGGCTAGCGTGTCACCGCCACCATTGTAATTTACATAAATACGCAGGCCAACTTGTGATCCAAGGACATCGCCTTCGTTTGTGAATGTCTGCAGCTGCGGAACCGTAATGGTTATGCGGACTGCATTTACAGACGTGTCACTAATGGTTTTAACAACTGGTACCCCGTATTGCACTTGAACGCCGACGGTCTTTTCGTCTTCAATGTCGCTAGTACCAGGGATGTACGCCTGACCTTGCGTACCGTTTCGCGTGGTAATCGTTACATTTTGAAAGTTGTAGGTGCCGTTGGCGTTTTGCAACGGCGTATTGTCAAGGAAGACGGACTGATAACCGTTCTTGAGGCCCTGAATTTCGCCTTCACTGATCAGGTCAAGGACTTGGGCGTATTGCTTGGAATTAAGGCTGTCGCCCTCTGTCGTAGGTGTACGTGGTGTTGGCTGCGCTTGCGCTCCACCGCCACCGCCGCCTTTGCCACCACCGCCACCTGCGCCATAGATGCGTGCCATCAGCCGATCACCTGAACAGTGTCAATGCCAGCCGAAATCACAACCGAGCCCACCAGCGTCTCGCCGTAAACAATCGGCACCGGCACGCCCTGGCGGCTGGTCTGCTGGATGCCGGAGAAGCTGTAGGACTTACGCGGGTCTTGGTTGGTGTCTGACCCAGTGGCTCCAAGCGTTGGGCCGATTTTTGGCACCGGCGTGAGCAGTTGCGCTACGCCGCCGAGTACCAGGGTGGCGCCGATACCAGCAAGCACGGTGCTAACGGCAACGGGAGCCGCAAGACCTAATAGGCCAATAGTTGCGCCACCCGTAAAGAAAGCTGCGGCAATTAAGCCCACGCCCGCAATAATCCGACCTGTGGCACCAGCACCTGCGAGCACGGGTACGATCTTAATTTGCTGCTGGCCTGCTGGGTCGTAAATTTCCTCGAGGCTTAGGTCATAGCTGCCGACGCTGACCCGGTAGTGCTGGTCGGCCATGTGCTTCTCCAGCTGCGGGAAGTTGGCCAGCAGGAACCGCATTGCCTCGGCAGCACTGGCGACATCTGCCTCAAATACACGCCGGCTGAGGAACTTGGCGAGTCGGCCGTAAACGCGGATCTTACGCAACATGGCCCAGCTCAGCCTCTATCTATGGTAACGAGGTCGGGATGGCGCAGTCTACGACCTGTGCATTTTTGTAGCCAGCCCCCACCACCATAAAGATCGCGGCTACTTAGGCGTCCGCGAATGTGATGTAGTACCAGGCAGTCGCCGATGTAGACGCCGCAGTGGTTTAAGCCCTTGCCACTGATGTTCATAAGTAAAAAGTCGCCTTTCTGTAACTCTTCCTCGTCTTCCAGTTCGCGAAAGCCTGTCGTGGCCCAGCAGTCGTCAAACATTGGCGCGGTCTCGAATTGCTCTGGCGTTAAGGGGCGCTCCCAATCTGGGAGGTTTAAGCCGTGCTCTGCGTACCAGTCACGCGCCAGTGTCCAACAGTCGCTAATTCCCCATGTCCACTGCCGACCAATCAAGGGGGCTTTATAGCCCGAGGGTTTGCAGGTGCCCCACGCTTCGGTTTTTGGGTTGACGATGTGCCATGGCAAGCCGCTTACTTCGCAACCCATGAGATCCGGCTGGCTTGGTACTGGTGGTGTCATCGGATGCGAATGCACCACCGCAATGATCTCGCCGGTGTCCTCTGCCGCTGCATAGTCGTCCGGGTCAAGGATGAACTGATCCGTGCCAGTGCAGAGATTTCGACATGGCCAGTAACGCTCACGGCCTTTGATAACCAGTAACAAACCGCAGGCTTCGCGTGGATCCTCGGCCTTGGCGTGGTCCAGTGCTGCGATGCGCCAGGTCATGCGAAGTAAACGCCAATACCCGGGTAGGACCCGAATGGCAATTCAGATGTCGCACCAAAATGGGCCTTGCAGTCGGTCAGTGTTTTTAGGCAGGTAGGTAGTGGACCGCTGTAGCTGCACTCGGTTGATTTGTACACCCACTGGCAAATGTTGGCAATGCACTGCCGCTTAGGTGCGCTGACACCAGCAAGGTCAAATGCGGCGGCAAGTTCAAACTCAACTACGGCGCGATTTTCGACTGTCTTGCGATCAACGTAATAAACTTCTCGTGGAAATTCGGCGGTAGGATCCGGGCTGTAGGGGCTCACCCCACCAGGGAAATTAGCCGCATCGATATATCGGGCTAGAGTGCGAATGCGTGTAAACTTAGCGCCCTCTAGACCATCAGGCAGTCCCAAGAGCAGTGCAGTAATTGTGTTAAGGATGTTGCTCACTCGGACCTTGGGACGCGGTAATTGCCCATTTCCGCTGTACTCAAAACCATCGGCTTCGAGAGGCAAACGTTCGTAGCTATTACCGTTCCACACCACCTCGCCATTGTTGTTGAGGCTTGTACCGGCGTGGAAACGGCGTGTTTCGCTGATCCCATGTTGTGCCAAGTTCAGCTCTAGTTCGAACAGCTCTATGAGAGCACCTGGCGCTACTTCTTGTAGGGCTGAAACGGGGACAGTCATGGTTCAAACACTCTCTTAAAACTAGCCTGAACATCATTATTATTATGATTATTAAATGTGGTCGTCCAATCAGTGCAGATGTATTTACCCAATACGCCGGTCAAAGGGTCAGTCCACGCAAATGCTGTCTGCCCACGTGCTTGCCTAAGGAAAGTTCTGATCTCGTCGCGTTCTGTGTTTGTACGGTTGCGTAATTGCAGATTCCAAGATTCAGCTTGAGCATTTAATCCAAACTTTAGTCGTTTAGTATAACCTTCCCCGTATTTAAATGTATTAGTGTTTGCTTGGTATTTATGATCTGCAGTGAAATCAGGTATCCAGGTAAACGTGGTTGCAGTACCAGCAGGAATGGCTGCATTAGTTGCAGAGGGCTCGTAACGAAGCTCGAAGGTAGCGGTGACGGTCCTGTAATCGCAGGACTCAAGACGTACATCCCATTCATTACAGATAAACTGGGCAGTCTCACTAAAAGGTGTTAGCCACTCAAATGTTTCTAGACCGTCACGCGCTTTGAGGAATGTGACTATACCTGCAATGTCCGATATACTGCGATTGCTAAACGTTAAATTCCAGGTGTCGCGAAAAGGATTTATTCCAAATGTTGTTCGCTCTTCATAAGTACCGAGGCGTACTTGATCTAGTCGAGGCTGAGATACCTCGCTTGCTGGACGATCTGGTGTATAGGTAAAGGTTGTCATCAGGCCAACAGGCCTCCGGGCCGTTTTTGCTTAATCAGCTCAACCTGTACGGCTGCTGCAATTACCATACCCAACTGTTGACTGCGAGTATCATCACCTTGAGCTTGCGTGCCCTGCGCGTCTACATTCACGGTCACATTGGTGGTATTACCACCCCCAGCTACACCAAGCTTACCATCAGCACCACGCCTTAAGGGAATGATGGCTTCGGGGCCGGCTTCGCCCATAAGCCCCGTGCCAGGGACGCCGCCGTTGGCGAATTTGAATAGTGTCGGCTTGTTGACGATGCCGCCCATGGCGAAGGGGACGATGCCGTTGGCTGCGTAGGCGTTGCCTAGGGCGTTCATTTTGAGCTTGGAGAAGAAACCGCCTCCCTGGGATGCCCAATCGGTAGTGCCAGCGATTGAAGCACCTCCGCTTAGTGCGCCCGCACCAGTCAAACCAGATAGACCTGGCACGGCCGCGCTGGAGCCAAACTTAGGCCCGCTGGGGAATAGTTGAAGGATTGAATTAAGGATCGCCATTTCAATCCACTTAGCGATTATTCTCCCAGCCATCTCTAGGAAGTAATTAGCAATGTTGCTAAAGAAGGAGCCAAGGGCTTGTTGTGCGGAAGCTGTGCCGTTGATGACACTGGTGAACGACGAAGAGAATGTACTACCGATAGCTTCTGCTGCGGTGAGGATTTGGCCAAGCGGGTTAATGAGTGCTTGAAGCTCTTTGCCCAGCTCCTTTATGCGCTCGATTCCCCGCTGATCAGTAAGGCTCTTGAAGGATTCTTCTTCACCGGTGAACGCACCAGGGAATACGCCGCCTACTACGCCGCTAGTCAGCAAACCACCAGGCCCGCCAGCTGTAGGAGCAAAAGCCTGGGTAAGCGCATCCTTGATTTGTGTAGCTAAGGTTGCCTGCTTTTCTAGTTGTGCTGTTGTTTCTTTTGTGCTGTCGTAGTTGATTTGTTTTAGTTCTGCGTTGACAGTGTCTAGGCGATTCTGTACAGCCTGGGCGTCGAGACCTTTGGCGCGAGCTTCGGCGAGTTTTTGCTGCAGGGAGGCTTTCTCCGACAGTAAAACTTCTTCCGTGATATCTAGGGCAGCTGCTTTCTGCTTAAGTTTTAGATCTTCAGCCAGAAGTAGGTTATTCTGCTTATAGGCTTTTTGTATCTTTGCTTCGTAATCTAGGAGCGTCTCATACAGCGTGTCCTTAGCTACGGCATTGAACTGCCTACCTAGTTGCGTGATTGTGCCATCAAAATCGCTCTGCAGCTTGCGCATAAGCGATTCCTGAGCCTTAGCGGCTTTGTCCGCAGACTTGTCTGGTGGAGAAGGGAAATTAGTAGAAAGGTCTTTAAAGTCGAGCTTTACATTACCTAGGCCACCAGAGATACCACTTTCAATATCTTTGACTATCTTTTTAATAATTTCACCAATGCCTACAACAGCGCCAATACCGGCAGCGCCACCTAATACGGCGCCCACAACACGACCCTTTGTTGCACCAGCACTTAGGCCGGCGATGAGGGTTTGTGCGGCGAGTCGAGCGCTCTCAATAACAAGTAGCGCCTTCTCAATGGAAAGCATTGTGCGGAGTACAACTAAGACACCTTTAATAGCAGTAGTGAATGTGGCTATATTATTAGCGACAAATACACCAGCAGAAACGCCACCAAAGACAATAAGTACCTTGGTTACATTTACAATAAGATCACGTAATTGTCCAAGCAGTCCAAAACCGGACGCAATAATTTTGTACATATTTAGTATTCCTGCTGCCACGCCATTTACAGCGGCGGTAAGAGCAGGTGTGATATTTGTGATGAAATTAGCGAATGCATTTTGGAATTCAGCGCCTAAGGGTTGCAGGGCTTTACCAACACTTAGTCGCATGCCATCGAAGGCAACGCGCAGACGAGCGCCAGCGTCTTCCGAAGACTTAGCAATGTCTCTTGCAGTGCCTGAGTAGCGATCACGCAGAATTGCAAGGAACTTCATGAGGTCGTTAAGACCGACCTGACCTTGCTCTAGGGCTTTCTGTAGTTCGGGGCCTGTTTTGCCGGCGGCTTGCGCAAATAGGGTGAACGTGCCAGGCAAGCGTTCAGCAATTTGGTTGAGTTCCTCGGCACTTACTTTGCCTTTGGAGAAGACCTGTGTGAGGGCAAGAACGGCGCCGTCGGCCTGCTGAGCGTTGCCTCCAGTAGCTTTTACAGCTTCGTTGATGGCGCGGAATGCAAAGCTGGAATCCATAACGGTCCCGCCTGCACCTTTTACCGCAGCGGTAAGGCGTGTGAGCCCGCCGATGGCTTCTTCCTGGGGAATGTTGAGCTCACGTGTTGCGCCTGCTGCGACTCGTAGAGCGGTTTCGTAGTCTTGTTGACTTCCAACGATGCCGCGCAGGGCGATTTGAAGTTTGCCGATTTGTGCGGCGTAATTTGCGGTGCCTGCGATTTGTTGGCGGAACATACCCACCTGAGCACCAACGGCTGCACCAGCAAAGGCACCGCCGACCGTACCAAGGCCAGGAATAGCGGAGCCGATAGCCGCACCACCGATACCGCCTAAGAAGCCTTCCGGGCCACCGAAGATGCCGCCGGAGATGGCTGCGCCGGCTGCTTGGATGGCTTGGCCTGCTGTAAGTCGGCCACGGCGTTTGCGGTCACGCGCCTCGAGCTGACGATCGAATGCAGTTAGCTCATCGCGGAAGGCCTTGTCGCGAATCTGTCCCTCTAAGTCAAGGCCTTGGAGCAGTTTGTCTGTATAGATATTGTCATACTTAGTTTGTATCTCGGCACGTTGAACTTTAGAGTTTTCGTAGATGCGGTTTACGTCGTCTAGAGCGCTTTTGATGCTTTCCTGAGCACGGCGGCCGGCTTCAGGGAACGCCTGAGGACCGATGGGCTGAGCGTAGGCAGCTTCGTCTACGCGGATACGGTCAGGTGTACGCGCTCCACGGGCGATCATTGCCCCTGTTGCGGGATCGCGGTAACCGCCTACGCCAGGAGCTAAGGGGCCTTGAGTGCTGTAATACTCCTGGATGCCTGCTACCTTCTGGCCGCGGCGTTCAGTAGCGGACTGGGCACGGGCAAGACGTTCAAAAGCCTCGGCCGTACCAGTCAGCTCGCGTCTTAGTTCGCGTTGAACGTCAGCGATACGATTAGATACATTGACATAATCCGTGCTGCCTCGCACAGTATTAGCTAGGCGTTCGCTTAACTCGCTTAGCTCTTGACTTAAGGCAGCGGTGGTATTAGGTAATTCACCGAAGCGACGATCTATCCCTTCGGGACTTAGTAAACTAGGATCAGCGAAAGCGGCCGCACCAGCACGGACAGTTTCGCGGCCTGCCCGAATGGATTCTTGATAAGTGAGCTGGCGCTGCTGAGCTAGAGCGCGGTTTAGGCGATCTTGTGCATTGGCACGTGTCTCAACATTGCTGGTTAAGCGCCGTTCGCGTTGTGACAGCGTGTCGATAGTGTCAATCGCTTGGCGCTGCTCCGCGATAAGTGACTGCAGGTCTTGGAGTTGTCGTCTCGCACCAGCAGAGGTGGAGGCCAAGGCCTGCCCTAAAACACGCCCAAAGGCACGGCTGGTCTGTACCGTCTGCGCTTCAGCTTGCTGAAGGCGGCCAGTAAGCTCTGCGATATCCTGACCTAAGGCAGTAAATGTGTTGCCGGTAAGGGACGCTTCTGTGCGAAGTTTACCTAAGTCAGTGATGTAACTTCTTAGGGAAGCTTGTGACTGATTAGTGCCTGAAGATATAGCTAAGATTCCTTGTCTTAGTGTTTCTAATTCGCTGTCTGTACGGCGGGAGGCTTGGCGGAATTGCTCGATGTCTGCGGCGAGCTGGGCCCAGGTTGAGGAGCCGCGTTCCACCTGAGATTGCAGACCGCGCAGTGCGTCGATCTGACCCTTAATTACTTGTTCGGTATTACGGCTGTCGCGGCCGTAATCGATGATGCTCTGCCTGGCCCGCTCGATTGCAGCATTATTAGGGCCGATGGACTTTTCAAGCTCGCGAAAAGCACCCTTCAGCTTGTCAAGGCCCTCAACACCTTGAAGGCCAAGCTTGATTAGGATCTCGCTTACCTGCTTAGCCATCGGCCTCCTTGGCCAACTCGCTCAGTGCTGCGGTCTCCATGATTTGGAGATCCTCAAGCATTTCGCGTGGATTAGCCACATTGTAGAGGGCGAATAAGCCTCCAGGACCGAGCAGGATCTCGTACTTCAGACCCATGTAGCCGGCCATAGTGGTAGACCACTGAGTCTGCATACGCAGGAACATCATGACGGTGTCCCAGTTTTCCTCCCACACCTCATAGGTGCTGCCGTCATCCTCTGGCTCGATGGATGGAGGCGGAAGACTTAAGCCAAACGCCTTAGCGTCGTCGTTGGTTTTGTCCTCCACCCGCTTACCACCACCGGTCCAGTGGATAGCGGCGCCTTTTAGTTTCCCTGCTTAGCGCCGTCGAAGGTTTCGGTATAGGCGCGGAGCACACCACGAATCCAGTACGGATCGTCGCTGAGTTCCTTGGCAGCTTCGATGGAATAGGGCACAGCTTTGCCGGATTCGTCATCGATGCCGTCCCAGCCCACTAGGACTGCTTTGAGCAGCTCAAACTCGCCTTTGTCGCTGAGCTTGGCGAATTCGTTGCGGCCCACGCGCTTAAAGGTAGCGTCGAAGGTCGAGCTGTCGAACGTGCCGCCGTCTGTGGGCTCTTCAACCGTTACAGGCCATTTGAAGGTTTTGACCTTCTTACGGACGAACGCCATAAGTTGTGTGGGTGATAACTCCTCTAGCTTAGCTGCTAAGTGAAAAAGCCACTAAGCGGTGAAGCTTAGTGGCTAAGTGGCGTGGGGTCTAAGTGGCGTTTAAGCGCGGCTTAGGTGTAGACGATGCTGAATTCGTCGTTGCCAGCAGTCGAGGGAACTGCGGTGTAGGGGATGGTCAGCATGGCGATACCGTCTTGGTCGCCATAGCTCACGTCGCCGATGTCGATCTTCGTGGAGGCGAAATCGACAATGTTGCCGGGAGTTTGACCGTGCTGGAAGAGCAGGTTGCCCAGGCTGGAATCAGTGAGGGCGGCCGTGAAGTAGTTCTTCGTGGCCATGTTCACGGCTTCCAGGGTGACGGAACCGGTAGAGCGGCGGTCGGTAAGCAGGGTCTGCTTGGCACAGCCCACCAGCTCGCGGTACACCAAGGTGTTGCCGATGTCGAAAGACACCGACTGCAGGCAGCCGGCGTAAGACAGAAGTTGGAAGTCTGTGGTGTTGCCGGCCTTGAAGATGACCGGTGTGGCCTGGTTGGCGTAGGTAGGTGTGGGAGCTGCAGTATCCGTGGGGGTGTTGTAGATACCGGTGAAGGTGAAGTCGATCGTGGGGATCTGACCAACAGTGCCATTCAGTGTGAAGGTGCCACGGGCACCGGTCACTTTGTGCAGCACGCCATCGATGTTGTAGTAGATGGTGACGCTGGAGAAGCTGGCGCTAACCGGCGCGTAGGTCACGCTAGTGGTGGATACCACTGTTTCACTCAGGCCACATGCCTTGAGTGCTTTGCCGTAGGCAGGAGCAGTGCCGGCGGTGCCAGAACCAGCAAGCTCAACGCTGAAGGTGCATTCAACGCGGGTGTTAGCCAGTAGCTGTTCCGAGGCGCCGAGATAGGGACGGACAAGATCGCGGCTCACCACATCGCTCTGCAGCGGAGTGATGTTGAGATCGCGTACCAGCACGGCGTCGGCGCCGTCGGGAAGTGGATCAGTGCCGTAGGTGGCTTCTGTCTCAATGAGGATGAGACGCTTACGCAGAAGAAGGGGCATTGGAGTTACCTCTCGGGGTAAGTGGGAAACATCCGCTTACGCGGAAATGCGGGTGCGAATGCCTGTTTCAGGGTCGAGGAGGTAAGTACCACCGTGCCCATGGAACTCATCGACAACGCTAGGCGAAGGGGGTTGCGAGGCCTCGACGGCGGCTTCGCTAAGTGGCGCTACAGATTGTTCATCCACCACCTCAGTAATTTGCTCGGTGGAATCAGAAGTCTTAGCCATAAGTTGCTTAGCGGACAGTCTCAGGCTAAGTCGTGGTGCTGCTTAGGCGTACCAGGACACAGTGGCGCTACTTAGGTGAGGCTGCTTACGGCCGTGCGGTAGCGCACGTCGAATTCGCAGAAAATTACGCCAGCGGGTTGGTCAGCTTCGAGGAGGTTGAACGTGACTTGGGTGGGTTGGATGTCGATTGCAAGGCCGCCCAGGGTTAGGTCGGCCATGAGCTTGCTATGGAGACTTTCGATAGTGGGGTCGGCCAGCTGATCAGGGATGTTGCCTCGGACGATGACGACGATGCGGACGCGAAGAGTCCAGTCGAGGGTGGGGAGGCTGGTGTTCTGCTCGGCAGTGTCGCTGACGGGCTCGACGATAATGGCGGGCGATTCTGCCCTGGCCATAGGCTCTACACGGCTGCGGTAGATGCGCGTGCTAACGCCGACCGTACCAGTCAAGGTGGTGCGGATCGCAGCAAGGATCTGCTCACGTCTGGACATAGGTTTGCTGCGAGTGCTTTAGCCCAGCGTAAGTCGCTGGGTCAATTACACGCCATGCTTACGGTGAGAGTGCGGCCCGCTAGTTGAGTAGTAGTTACGACGCGAACGTAACGAACGACGTACCCGGTGTAGAAGTCGCCATGCGTACCAGCGGCTTTTGTCTTGGCCGTGTCCAGTGATGCCCAGGTGGTGCCGTTGTGAGAACCCTGGATCTCCCACGTAATGTCGCCGCCAGTTACGGTACAGATAAAGGACAAATTACTACCACGTACTTCTACGGTTTCTGACGTACCTACCGCCGTAAGCGTGGTAAAAGTATAAATGTTGCTGCTGATGTCAGCACTTTGCCCATAAATAGTCATGACCTATTCCGCTGTTTAACGCAGTCTACTTAGCTGGGAGTGAGCCGAATGGGCCTGGATCAGGGGCGCCGTTGGTGATGGCTACAGCGCGACGGTATAGATGGCAGTCGAGTTTACCGGCTGCCTCTAAGGCCGCGCGTACCTTTACCCAGTTATCTCGGGTGTGGTTGTCCATTACGTTTTCTGGAGGGCAATTTGGATGAACGCGCCATCGTCGATGAGCATGGTTTCGCGCACTGTGTAGGCCGTACCAGCGACGGTGATCGTTGCGCCGTAAATCAGCGTGCCGAAATCCGATGCGCGAGCGGTAAGCGTGTAGTCCGTGGTCAAGACCGTTCCATCGCTGACGATTTCGCTGGGCATGTCCAGGATGCCCAGGGCGGTGGTACGGCCGCTGGTACAGGTGACACCAAAGTCGTTGAGGAACAGGTTGAGATCTTCGCTTAGCGCCATTGTTTCGATTGATGTGATGGAAGTCTAGGTAGAACGCAAAGAAAAGCCCCAGACCACTTAGGCCTGGGGCTCGGGGACGCTTTCCGCTAAAAGCTTAGGCGTACTTCTTCACGGCGACAGCGTTGATGCTGTAGGTGTGAGAAGAGGAGGAGGTGGTGCTCACAGCCTTGACGTAGCGCTTGGCGGCGCCTTTGGGGAACACGATGTACTGCTTGGAAGCAGTGGTGCTCACCTGGCTGAAGGCCACAGCGGAGGACGCAACTTCGGAACCACCGCGGTAGAAGACGGTAGTCACGTCGCCGTAGCTGCCGCCTTGGAGGGTGTCGGCGCTTTGGATCTTGACATCGAGGGTGCTGGTGCCGCCATTGGCAACATCCAGGATCAACACTACGTCGCCTTCGTAGTCGTTGAGGTCAACGGCGGTGCCGTCGAGGTTGCTGGTACGGACAGCGGTGGGGGCCAGAGCCAGGTGCTCCAGCTTTTCCAGGCCGGTAGACAGGATGGACATGGATCAGTCCTCGGTGGGTTGAGGGGCAGGTTTGGCAGCCTTGGCCTTGGTGGCCGGAGGCTTAGCGGGCTTGGCTTCAGCTTCGACGGAAGGGGCGGGCACCTCGGTGGGTGCGACCTCTTCAGCCTTGGCGCGTTCAGCTTTGCCGCTGCTAAGTAGAAGGGTGGCGTCGGCGTCAGCGATGTCCAGGGTGGAGCCGGCGGTGGCCGGCTCTCCTGAGATCATCACCTGCCTAAGCAAGGTGATTCGCATCGTTACTCAGCGATAGTGCAACTGCTTAGGCTCAGGTGCCGTAGCAGAAGGCGCCAGGCTGCTTGACGGCGAAGTCAACGTCCTGCAGAGCGATGATGCGGACGGTGCCTGCGGTGGCGCCGGCGTAGGGATCGACGGTCAGGTCGAGGCCGGACCACATGCCCATGATCATCATCGAGAAGTCACCAAACAGTGCGTCGTTGTTGAGCAGCTGGTTGGAGACGATGGCTGGATAGCCGTTGATCTCGTCGTTCTCGTACACGAAGCCAGCAGCCACGGCGGTGGCGGACTTGGCGGTGGACTTGAGAGCGCCACGGGCAGCAGCGTTGATGATGTAGCGCATGGAGCCGGCATCGGCGTTAGCGCTGGCCACATCGGTTTCCATGCCGATGTACTCGGCGAAGGTGCCGAAAGTGCTGATGGTCTGGCTGCCGACGCCGGTGGTGTTCACCAGGCCCAGAGGCTGGTTGCTGGAACCGGTGCCGTAGATGCCAGCGCGGTCCAGCTCGAGGGCGATCACGCGGGCGAGGTCGTTGCGCACCATGCCTTCCACATCGATGGAGGACTGGAGCAGCAGGCGACGGCTGTAGTCAACGAATGCACCCACTGTCTTGGGGGTCATGTTGACTTGGTCGATGGACTGCTGAGATTCCGTGGGAGCCACGTTCTCACCAACCCAGTAAGCCGTGCTGGCCGAGGCTTGGCGGGGGATGCTGATGTTGCCCTGCAGGCCGCTCAGCATGGTCACACCGGCGTTGGCCAGAGCGAGACGATTGCGGAGCAGGTCGATGAAGGAACCGCTCAGCAGCTCGTCGGCGACGAGGTTGCCACCAGCAGAGGGAGTACCAGCGACGAGGTCACGACGCAGCACCTCGTTGGGCACCACGATGCCGTTGGAGGAACGCTCGTACTTCTTAGCGGCGGCTTCGCCGACTTCGATCTCGAATTCGGCAGCACGGCGGGCCGAGGCATCGCCTTGGTTTGCCAGGAAGTTGAGGGCGCGAACGAAGCTGAAGCGCTTGGTCTCTTTATCCGACAGACCCACGTCGTTGGTGGTGATGTCAGCGGAGCGGATGGGTTGTTCCATGGGGGTAGAGCCGAGTTTGTCGAGGACGGCGGCGCGAGCCTCATCGAGGGTGCGACCACCTTCGATCAGTTCACGGGCCAGGTCTTGCATCTGGTGCTTAGAGCCCAGTGCGGTGATGGCGGCGATGCGGGTCCGCTCGGCCTCAGCGGCCTTGGACCGGATCACCTCCAGATCAGGGGTGTTTTCCATTTCGGGAATGGGGGTAGATGCGGTTTGGGCCGCTTGGCGTTGGTCCTGCATCTCCTCTACTTCCGTAGGGGGAACAGGCGCTTCATTAGTGATAATAGGTGTGGCGCCTTCACAGTCCCCAGTAAGTTGCGTGGTTGCGCTGCGAAGTTCAGGCACAACGTCGGTAATTAGTGAGCGCCCGATTCCAATGGTGGGATCAGCTGGGATACTCACCACGCTTACCTCGTGGGGGGACCACTTAGTTGCTACGTAGTCGCCATTGCGCTCTTCCATCTTGTCGATGGCGTAGCCGAAGCTGATGCCCCGAAGGATGCCATCCTTCACATCATCCAGCACTTCTTGGGCGAATTTGTTGCGGGAGAAGCGGACCTTGGCATAGCCACGCTTGTCTTTGTCGTTGATGTAGGCACGCTCTACTACACCGACAACCTTGTCGGGATTGTGGTTGAACAGCAGAGGGGCGCCGTCATTGAGGCGGGCTAGGTCAGCTGCGTCACCTTCGTGGCTGAGTACTTCGTTGCCGAAGTAACGGGCCACGGGATACTCAGAGCTGAAGGGGAACTCGAAGGTCCGCTCCTCAAGTGCGCGGAAGTGAGTGGCTTCGGTTCGGGTATAAGTGCCGCTTAGGTCGCGCTGGGCGGTTTCAAGAGTGCGAAGAGCTTCGATTTTGCGCAGCGTCGAGAACTTGTGGCCGACAAGAGTTTCGGTGGCGTCCCAGCCGTCAGCACCTTCGCGGTAGATGCGAATTAGAGCAGCGGGATCTTCGGCGGTGGCGTTGATGCTGAACTCGGAGTCGGGGACGCCGAGGGTGCCTTCGCGCATCACGTGTTCGATACGGCCGCGTGCCGTACCACCGGAGCTGTTCCAGCTAACGAAATCGCCTGTACTTAGGTCGGAGGGCTTAGCGCGTTCCACGGATTCATCAGCGGCACTTAGTTCTTCAACCTTAATGCGCTCGCCTGTTGCTTCCTCGAATTGAATCGGGGTGTAATCGTGCTCGCGAAGCCATTGACGGGCCTCGGAAGCCGTGAATTCACTTAGGCGGAAGCGGATTGCTTGAAGATCGGTGCCTTGCTCACCTGTTTTGATGCCGAAGATGAAATCGACACCCTTACCTGCGGCGTTGTTGCGGCGGCGGAAGCGGTCGTAAGCCGAGGGGTCCTTCAGGCGAGCGGCGTGCTCTTGCGGGTAGGGACGACCCTCATTAGGTTCTTCGGCCTCGGACATTAGGCGCTCAGGGACGATCCAAAATTTGCAGACGCCTGCCGGATCGATGTCGCCGCTGACGATTTCGCAGGCGCGGGGACCGGCATAGAAGGCGCAGTTTGCGCAGACCATGCCATCAGAAGCGAAGGGGCTTTCGCTCATGTAATGGGCACCGTGAGCACCAGAACCCTGGTCGAAGGCGCCGAGGTCTTCGGCGATCTCTTCGAGGGCTTCGTATAGCGCGACTTGCGGGGCTTTTAGCTCCGCAGTCAGTTCGCGGTCTTTGTCGATGGTGCTCATGATGTTGTCACTCCAGGATTTGCCGGGATCGCCACCCCATGCTGCCCAGGCGACCCGGCCAGGAGAGGGGTAGCCTTCTTCGCCTGGACTGAAGCCTTGGCCCTGTTTGTCTACTTCGTGGCGGGCGAACCACGCGGACATGGTTCGGACGGTCTCAGCGCTAAGGGGGTCGCCGCTAAGTATTTGGGAGGCGCGGTTGGCTGCGACTTCCGTGCCACCGGCATTGCCTTCTGCCTTCCAAGCCCGGTAGCGCTGAGCTTCCTCGCGCATCGCAGCGGTAGGTAAGTAGCTCATAGGTTTGGCTCAGTAAACGGATCTGGGGAGGAGGGCGTAGGGGAAGAGGCGGGAATTAGACCTAGGTCCTTATCGAGGGTCAAACCCGCATCCTTAGCGAGTTGCTGTTCGCGGGCCAGTTCGCTGACGTTGTCGTCGTAGTCGCCGCCGCTTTGGGCGATGATCTGGGACTTGGTCATGTAGCCGGCTTGCTCGGCTTCGCGGTAGGCCTTGACTTCCTTGAGCGGATCGACCCAGGTCCAACCCCGTGGCATCCAGTGAGGACTGTCATAGCGCTCGGGACGAAGCTCGTAATCCGGGAAGCTAAGTTCACCGCTAAGAACGGCGAGGCTTAGCCACTCGCGGAAGACGCGCATGTGGAAGTTTTCAATTAGGTAGTTCTGGACTACGCGCCAGTGCTCGCGATCTTCTAAGAGGCTGAGGCGCGAACTTGAGTAATTAGTGTCGGAAAAGTCGCGGCTCAAGGTTTCGTAGCTGCAGCCGAAGCCGGAGGCGAAACGGCGCACCTTGTTGCGCACGAACATCTCGAACTGTTGGTCTGGGGAATCGATCGAGGGAACGGTGACATTTTCGCCGGGCGCTAGATACTTAAACGTACCAGGTTCGAATTCACTAATTCGTTGATTATTCTCTATGTCGTCGGCTGTAAGTTCCCCTTCATTATTAGTGACGAAACCCATTAGCGAAGCACCGGCGCGGGCACGGATGACTGCGGCTTCCTCGTAGCCCTGCAGCTGATGCGCGTCGGACATCACCGGGTGGAACCAGGGCACTCCACGGTTTTGTGAAGGCCGCTCTGGCAAGAAAAGGTGAATTACGTCTTCGGCGGGTAGGAAGACGTGTTTGGCGTTGTTCTGGGGGACGTTCTGGAACCAGTAGTCGCCGGGGTGCCTTGTGAGCATGGCGTAGCGCACTGGGCGGCCCCACTCGTTGACCTCAACGCCGTTGCGCCATTCGTTGGCTGGGGCGAGGGTGGTGCCGTTGTACTCCTCGTCTAGAAGGTCGCTTTCGAGGATCTGTAGCGCGAGGGGGACCTTGGAGCCGCCAAAGGAGCGCCTAATGATGCGGAAAATGGCTTCGCCGGATTCGGGGAGGGCTCCGGTGGCTAGCCATTCGAGTTGGTGGAAGCTGTAACGGCCGGCTACGTCGCAGTGCTCGGCGCGGGTCCAGACCTGCCACTTGGCCTCGATGAGTTTATTGATGCGGTCGTCGCGCTTGTTGCCACGTAGTTGCTGCACCTGGCTTTGCAGCTTGATGCCCGTGCCAACGACGTTGATCTGGGTGGTGCGCTTGGCCTGTTTGGCGTAAGGGTTGTTGCGGACCAGCTCGCGGGAGCGGTCGCGCAGTTTGCGCAGGCTGGTGCGAATCTCCGCGTCAGCGCTGGTTTGATTAGCGAGCCAGTCGGCCGTGAGGCGGGAGATGATGGCGCCTTGGTACTGGCGGCGTGCAGTGCGTGCCGGGGCGACGGGCTTGGCGAAGCCGAGTGCGCGAAGGAGGTTAGTGCGGATGCCCATCGTCTTAGTTGAAGCGGACGAACATGTTGCGCGGGTTGCCGAGGCCATTGGCCATGAGTTGCGCCGCTTCTTCGCGTTTTACGTCAGCTTTTAGCTTTGCTTCAAGCTGAAGTAGGTCGGCGAGGTCGTACTTCTTCAGATTACGGGTGCCGATGCGATATTCCTGGACAGCTCCACCGCTCAGGATGGTGCGGATCGCGGCCTGGACGGCATCAAGGTCTTTCTGGGATTGGGTGCGACCGTCGTAAGCGGTGGGAATGCCGGCATAAGTGAGTGCAGGCAGCACTTCGGTGGAGCCCGTACCGACGGTGATGGTGGAGCCGGCCTTAGTGGCAATGGCCTGCCAGTACCAAGTGCCGGCATCGAAAGGTGCGCTGGTAGCGGCAGAGATGGTGAACTGCCAGCCACTTCCGTAGGCGCTACCTACAACGGTTGAGCCTTCGGCTGCAGTATTAGTGCGTAGGTAATAGGTGAGCGTGTAATCGGTGCTGCTTATGGGGTTACCGAGGTTATCGACGGTGGCCTCGTCGCGCCACGTGATGGTGTCGCCGGCTTGGATCTGGGAGGGAATCTGCACGGGCTCACCAGCTCTTGACGAAATTGCCTCGTTTAGGGGCGTTTTGTTGTTGTGATCGTAGCGGAGCTGCCTGCTTAGGTTCATTACGGCGCTCTAGTTGGTCCCAGATGGTGCGTCTGTCGTATTTCTGATAGAGGCGATGCAAAGCTGCGTAGGCGTAATTCATCTCGTCAAGGGCTTCGTTTGCTGCTTGGCTTTTCTTTACCCAAATGCGTTCGGGGAAGCCGTTGCGGAAACGCAGGATTTGTTTCTCGGCTGTGAGTTCCTCAAAGTAGTCGGTGCCGATGGTGGGGTAAAAGTGCAGGTAGCCGGGTCCAGGGTCGTTGTGCTTGAGGCGGCCAAACAAAAGAGACTTGATACCGTCCGAGCCAACAGGGAAGAGCTGTGCCCCCTTCTTTAGGGCTTTGCCTTTGAAGTTCACGTCCACCTTTGTGGCCTTGCCTAGGGGTGGTTTGCCCTTCTGGCTTTGGCCCTTGATGGCGATGACGCCGATGTTGGCGCGTTCGCGGGCGTATTGGTAGACCTCCTGGGTGTGGTGGCCGCCTGAGTCGATGGCGCAGCAGAGCACGCTCATTTCCTCGCCGGTTTCGTTGGTGTAGGGCTTACCAAGCACCTCGTCGAGCTGTTTCCAGACTTCAGGGCGGCTTGGGCTGCCGTAGATCTTGACGCGGTCAATCAACCAGCCCTCTTCTTCCCGGCCCCAGGCCCAGACGCTCAGACTGAGACGGTCGTCCTGAACGTCGCAGCCCACGGTGAGGGCAAGCGCTTCTGGTGGCGGGCAGTGCTGCTTATAGGTCTCCTTACCGGCGCGTTCCATAAGCGAATCCGCGCCGATCTTGGAGGCGTACTCGTCCTCCCACGTCTCGCCTAGGACGGTGTTGACGAAGGTTTTTAGTTGCTCAGCGTCGTGCTTAGTATCCAAAAACTCCTCCACCAGATTAGGCCAAGTGGCGTTGGGGGAGTAGCTGTAGGCGGCCCAGATATGGAAGCCGATGTGCTTGCCGTTGCCAGGGGAGGTGGGGCGCCATTCACCGCGCTCGACCATCCAGCGCTTCTTGGAGTGAGGTATTAAAGTGCTACAGCTCTCGCACTTATATGTGGCGGTGGCGGGGTCGTTGTCGCTCCACGTCATTTGGGGCCAGCGGAGGTACTGCATGTGGTTGCAGTAGGGGCATGGGACGAAGTAGCGGCGCTGATCGGTCTGCTGGAACATCCGCTCGACGCGGCTGAAGTCTTTGACCGTGGGGGTGGAGCCGGCGACGATCTTGCGATTCCAGTAGTACTCGGTACGGCGGATGCCGAGCTTGATCTGGTCGCCCTCTGCACCAGCAGAGGCGGGGTAACCGTCGATTTCGTCGAAGAGGACGATGCGCCGGCTGACTCGGCGGAAGCCGCGGGGTGAATTAGCGCCCACGAGACTTAGCGTTCCACCGGGGAACTGTTTCTGGAGGATCGTGTTAGCGCCGTCTTTGGCTTTGCTGTCGCTGACAAGGCCGCGGAGGCACGGGGTGTCGCGCAGCATGGGCGCGATTTCTTCTTTGGAGTAGCCCTGCGCGTCCTCGATGGTGGGCAGGACGAGCATTATGGGGGCAGGGTCTTGGTGTACGTGGTAGGCGATAACGTGGTTGAGTATTTTGCTGTAGCCCACGCGGGCTGATTTCATTACCGTTACTTGTTCTACGTTATTGCTGCTTATTGCGTCCATAATGCCCTTTTGGTAGGGCAAAGTGTGCCAACGGCCGCCTTCTGCGCTGCTTTCGGCGCTAAGGAAGGCGTAGGTGTCGGCCCACTCGCTGAGGGTGAGCTTGCG